AACGCACTGCTGAACTTAATTGTGCAAAACGTTCTGCAACGTCCATGTATGCTTCAATAAATTTTTGTTTCATACTGCCATCGGTGCCTTAATACTATCCATTGGATTATAACCAATAAGTTTATAATCACTAGGAACAGTTTCTAATAGTTCTGCAATATTTTCAAACTTGGGCATTTCTAGTGTAGGACCTTGCATAGGAGTACGCTCAAGTTGTTGTTTAACTTGTTCAAAGTGGTTTTGATAGATATGGCAATCACCACCAGTCCATACAAACTCGCCCACTTCTAACCCGCAGATTTGTGCCAACATGTGCGTAAGTAAACTGTAACTAGCAATGTTAAAAGGAACGCCTAAGAACATATCTGCACTACGCTGATACATTTGGCAACTAAGTTTGCCGTTAATAACTTTAAACTGACTAAGTGTATGGCAAGGCGGAAGTGCCATATCTTCTAGTTGATTAGGATTCCACGCACTTAGAATAATACGACGACTATCTGGGTCTGTAGTAAGTTGGCGAATAATATTGTGTATTTGATCAAATCCTTCGCCGTTAAAATCACGCCATTGACTTCCGTATACAGGTCCTAGTTCTTTATATAAATCATCATTACGATAGCCTAGTGCTACACCCTGTGCATCAGCGTTAGCAGTCCAGATGGTTTTCTTTTCCCAAATTTCTGTTCTGTCTGCTTCAAATGTAATTTCAGCAAGTCTACGCTCATCTGTTGAACCTTCTAAGAACCATAATAATTCTCCTACAACAGCTCGCCATGCAAGTTTCTTAGTAGTAACAGCAGGAAACTCTTTACGTAAATCAAAACGCATTTGATAACCAAATACTGTGCGTGTACCTACACCTGTACGGTCACTAACATCTTCACCATTGTCTAAAATATATTGTAGGGCATCAAGATACTGTTTCATCACTTCTTCCAAATTTGAAATATAACTTCAGGATGTTCTTCTTCGTGTGTCAAAAAGAACATCTCTTCAATTTGCTCTAAAGGCAAATGCGTATCGCAATCATAATTGCCTGGGATACGACTTAAATAAAATTCTTCAATACTATCTAAACACTGCTCAATAATATTAGGCCCGCCAATCACCCAAATTATTAATCCTGGGTATGTTTTTTCTAACACTCTTAAATGCATGTTCAAGTCACCTTGAATAATGCCATCCATTCCGTCGTTAGTATATTTGGATACTTGCGAAGTTACTAACACATTAATACGTTTAGGTAAAGGCCTTGGCATGTGGGGATCTGCCCAAGTAGTGGATCCCATAACAACAACATGTCCTGCTGTATTGTTCTTAAACCATTGCAAGTCTGTAGTATTATGCGGCCACGGTAATGTACCGTCTTTACTTACGCCGCCATTGTCATCACATGCTAAAATTGCTTTAATCAAATCAAAACTCCATATCTGCCGCTACAATAAAACGATCATTGTGTGATTGTAAAATTCCTGGACGGTGCCAAATTTTTCCAGGATAGATCATCCACTGTCCAGTCTTCCAAGGTGTAAAGAATTTACCTTCGCCGTCAACACCGTTCGGTGCTAATTCTGTTCCTGCTGTGTTTAAGTCTGCTACATCATCAGGTAAATGCATATAATAAACACCACTTACTGTAGTAGTTTCAGTATTATGATTGTGATGATGCCATAGCTTGTTTCTGTCTTCTGCAATTTCTAAACTTGTACGAAAGCTCCAACTTTGTATTTGTTTGATCTGTACTTCACGTCCTAAATATTTAAAACATGACCAAATAAAACTCATCTTCAAATCTGTAAACTGCTGAAATACATTCCAGTTAGTTTGATACTTCGGACTATTTGTCCAGAAGTTTCCAGCATCAATACCTGCTGAAACATCTCGACACATTGATTGTCGGTCAGTTTCAGTAATTAAACTATTCCAATCGTAATACTCATATTCTACCATTAACCTGTCCTTAATACAATATGTACACCCCACGGTGTAAGAATAGGTGGCCCAATAGTATCGATACCAAGTACCTTTACAGCATTGCTAAAGTCTGGATGCATTTTTTCTTCTTCAAACCATCCAAGGTCGCCGCCGTGTCTTGGCCCACTTGCACATGCACTATGCTTTCCTGCGGCATCTGCAAATGAAATAGTACCCTTGTTTAGTTCAATAATTAATTGTTCAGCATCTTTCATAGCTACACCTAATGGTCTTTCATGTGAGCTATTTTCAGCCTTATCGTAACTCAATAAAATATGTTTACATTTTAATTTCATTTAATCTCCTTCTCCAGGTGCTTCGCTAAAATGGTTTTCAAATTTATTTTCTACACCATTCCACTCTTCAGCATCGGCAGGTGCGTCCTTCTTTTGAGATATGTTAGGCCATGTATTTGAGTATTTAAAATTAATGTCGTACCATTTGTTATCAACATCATTAAAATCTGTAATAATAGCATCTACCGGACATTCTGGTTCACAAACACCACAGTCAATACATTCGTCGGGATTAATAACTAACATGTTTTCACCTTCGTAAAAACAGTCTACTGGACATACTTCTACACAATCAGTATGCTTACATTTGATACAATTATCATTTACTAGATACGTCATTTATTTTCCTCCAATGGAACTCATGTTGAGAAGGGCGAGTGCCTATATACTCCTCACCTGTTTCCATATCTATTAGTTTATATTTCTCAGGACACTTGGTGTATACTACTAACTGTAATGGCTCCGACAGTTCATTAACTTCTGTACCGTCTAATAGTGTCCTAGACATTTTTCTCTCCGCAAATTAAAGTTTTCACTTCAGTCTCGCTAACCTAATCATCGTTGCCGCAAGATTAATTTCTGGATCGCTTACAAGCGTATGATCTACCAAACCTTGTTTAATAATAAGAATTGCGCTTTCTTGTCGTTCTTCATCACCAAAAAGTTCAATATTATCATATAGCCATTTGTATATATCTTCCATTTCTTCTGGACGAACTTGACTACATACAAGTTTACGTGCTTCACTAATTTTACCTGCTTTAAATAATTCAACCAATGCAAGTTTATAGTCAGCATCTCCCGCATCGCTTTTTTCAGGCTGTACTAATACACCGTCTACACTATTCATTTGCACCATGTTGATGCACTTACGCAAGTCAGGATAAGTTGCTTTTACATATGTATCAAGGGTATCCAAATCCGGAGTTACGCCTTCTGTAATAAGGATTTCTGCAACTCTAGCTGTAAATTCCGTTTGATCAATGCGTTCAATATGAAAGCCTTGGCATCTTGAATGCAGTGCAGGAATAATTCTGTTAGGATAGTTACATGTTAAAATAAAACGTGCTGTAGTATGATATTCTTCCATAACACCACGTAGTGCGGCCTGTGCGTTTGGACTCAAGTAATCAGCCTCATCTAGCAGTACAACCTTAAAGTCACCAAATGGAATCATTTGTACAAAGTTCACAATCTTATCACGAACATCCTCTACACTGTTTGTTCTACTTGCGTTGATTTCTAACACATCTAAATCATTAATTTCTAATTGATTCAATAAAATTTTAGCAAGGGTTGTTTTACCAATACCTGCATTGCCACTAAACAGTAGATGAGGAATAGTGCCGTCTTTAATCCATTGCTTTACTTGTGACTTTTGATGGTCATCTCTAAATACATAACCGTCTACCGTCTTAGGACGATACTTTTCTACCCATAGTTCTTTCATTATCTTGCCTTTACTCCAAAATGTTTGTATGTTTGTTGTACACATTTAGCCTGATAGTAACAATCTGCTAGTGCGTTATGAAGTTCTTCTTGTATTGCTTTACGCGGATCCTGAGGCATCATAGCAAATAGTGTACGACTATCACGTATCTGCCAAAAATTCCAAGGACAAGGTTTTCCTACTTGCTTGTATAAATTTTGTAGAATAGCATAATCAAACAAAGGGCCTTGACACCATAAGTAATCTACTCCTACGCAAAATTTATTAATTGCTTTTGTAAGTTGATCCATATTAACACGGCCTTCATGATCACCAAATGCTTCATCTTGGATTTCTTGTTTTTGTTTACTCCACCAAGCAATAGTGTTATCGTCGATTGATCTACATAGTAACTCTGATTGTTCTTCAATGTCACATCTTAGATACAATGGACTGTAAGGTTCGTCATCAGTGAACGGATCAAACTTAATTGCTCCGAGGGTCATTATGACACTGTCTGGCTCTACGCCCAGTGTTTCTAAATCAATCATGCCGTGAGTTGCCATTTATACCAACTTCATTAATATAATAACTTGTAAAACTAAGACAGCGATCGGAACAATAGTTCTTACTAGTTCCATTGTGTGATTGTACTCATCTAGTTTTCTTTCAAGTTTGTTTCTTTTTGCCATATTACCCTTTTCTGTTTTCCTGTCCCATTGCGGACATAATCAATAGTATATACAGGATAGGCCATGCCCACCCTGTTAAGTATCCTGTAACGTGCAATACTAACAGTGCAACACCAGTTACACCAGTTGTACCGATTCCGCTAGATTGTGGTTTGGGGAACTTCATTATCATACTCCTAATTTTTATAAATTATAACAAATTACTGAGAAGATGTCAAGAACTTTTGGTTATGATATTATAAATTTCTTGCCAATCTTTTACTCGAATGACATCGGGATTATTGTATTCCTGATTAAATGGATGATCAATTAAGATAGGTTTATGCCCAGCTCTTAGGCCAGCTTCACAATTTTCGGGCTTGTCTTCAATCCACCAATGTCCCGGTTCGTATTCTTTTAGGATATCGTCTTTGTCTGCACCAGTAGCAATACACTGTACTCTTCGAACAGTATTACCAAACCAACGGTTTAAATTTGTGCGGCGCAGTTCTCCTGCCCAGTGATCTGTGCTAAGACTTGTAATACATTCAAAGTGCCAGTGACTAGCTGAAAACTGATCTAGTGCATTTACACTATCACGTAAAGGTTTTAAATATCCCATCCATGCTGATTCGTTAAATGTTTGTACTAATGAATCTGCAAATTCTTGTTCAATGTTATATCGTACTGATTGTTTATATACTTCGGGATTTACTGGGGTGTAACCACGTTCTCCCATCCATGCTGTAAATGCAGATTCCCAATCTAGAAGAACACCATCAACATCCGTGAGAATCTTTCGTTCTTTTTCATAATCCATTAAATTTATAGATCCCCGTCTTTGCGGTTTTCGGAATAGTGGACATCAAATGATCCACCTGGATAACGTGCTTCTAGTTTACGAACATTCTCTTCAATTACTGCACTAGGGTCTTCACCGATGCTCCTACAAGCATTAGCAAAATACCAAGCAATATCGCCAAGTTCTCGCTTAATGTGAAACTTAGTGTCATCATCCAAAGGCTTACCCTGGAATACACATTTTTTAACAATTTCTGCAAACTCGCCTCCTTCTGATGCAATACCAATTGCTCCTGTCATTAGTAAACTAATGTTTACTGTTTTGTTTAATTCACGCAATCTAACAATCATTGCTTCTAGATCATTACTTGCATCACTCGTAACTTCGCTTACAAAGTCACGGTATTTGTTTATATCTACTACGTTATTCAATTTCGCCTCTTTCTCTAAGTTGTTGTTTAATTTGGTCTTCCGCCTGCATTATTTTATAACGCATTTGGACATCATCTGTTATGTGATATACTGCGTCTAATTTTTTTAGTTTAGCCTTTAGTGCTTCTGTTGAAACATTAGACAGATTCATTTTTATACCGGAGGCATACCTGTAAAGTCTTCTGGACGATGAGTAGTAGTACTAGTTGCACCTGTTTTACTACCGAACAACATATCTTCAGGTCGTTCAGTATCCCACATAAGAATACTCTCTGCTTCAACTGTTCTCATAGTGATAGGTTCTCCGTCGCCAAAATCAACGTCAAAACTTCTAGTCCAACGACCGTGTTCTACTAAGATCCAATCTCCTTCATTATAAGGATCGTCGTTTTCAGGACCTTTTGAAACTACTTGTGCCCAACGAGGCTTAATTCCTCGATCTTTACCATCATCGTTTAGTACAATGATACCTCCGTTAGTAGTAGTATCACCAAAGTGCATATTCTTTACAATCACTCGATTATGAATAGGTCTGATGGTGTTTGCTTTTACTGATGCCTGAATACCTTTTTTGCCTTTGGCCATTGCTTCGTAATCAAAATCCATTTTCTTCTTTATCCTTTTGGTACAAAGTTGCCGTCATCGTCTTCAACCCAATCGTCTTGAGTTTTTGATTCGGCCTTAGTTTTTCCAGGTTGAGCTTTTGTACTTCTACTTGTTGGTTGCTCTACTTCTACAGTGTTTTGTGGTTCTGCTGTTTCTTCAGCTTTTTCTTTAGGTGCAGGCTGTTCAAACTCAGTAGGTTCGACATTTTCTGCATAATAATCTCGAAGCAACTCTTCACGCTTCTTAATAATTTTTCCGCCTGGGCCTAGTTCGTCGCCACGTGCATTTACACGAGCATTGCCTACAGCTGGAGTTAGTTCATTTCTTTGTCTAAGCAAATCCATATCAATAACTTTACCTGTCATTGTTCTATATTGCTTACGACCCTTTTGTTGTACTGCCATTTTATTTCTCCTGTTAAAGGTTTATTATACTGTACTTATCTAAGGAACTCACGCCAATCCAGGTCAAACTGGATTGAATTAATACGATGTACACCTATCAAATACAGCACATAACTTGCTACACTTGATCCACGTCCTACACCCCATACAATGTTATTCTCACGCATAAAGTCTACAAGATAGATCATGTAACGTAGTAAGTTAGTCATGCCTCGTACTTTAAACTGTGCAAGTTCTTCTTCAACTCTTTTTAATTCTGCTAAATCATCACCTGCTTTGTTCATTACAAAACTATAGACATCAAGTTCTTTATACTCTTGTGGCATAAACCATTCACTTTGGCATACACCGTCAAAAGTCTTTTGATCTACATCCAATGGAATATACTTTTGCAATGGATTCATACCTTGTTCTTCCATTGCAGAATTAAATTTATCTACGTCATCACTTGGATCACATAGTACAACGTGTACTTTATCCACATGACCACTATAGATCATATCGATTAAGTCGCGATTTGAGAATCGTGGTATTCCTAAAGAATCTGTTTTCATAATCATGTATACAGTTTAACTGATATTAATCAAACTGTCAAGATCTAAATTGCCATTATCTTGATTTTGTTGCTCAATTCGTAATTGTGCTTCTTTGGTAATAGCTTCTTGTTTGTAATATTCTATAAATGTAGAAATTTGTTCGCGTAGCTGAGGATTTTGTGTAACAAAGTACTTATTTGATAGTTCAGCAATTTTATCGTAACACTGCTGGACTGTTAAATTTTTTGTATCTTCACTAAAAGGATGTATCATTTTTATTCGAATATACCGAGATAGTCGGCATATACAGTTGCGCCTGAATCAAAACTAACAAATTCAAAAACAAACGTTTTAGTATTAGGTACATCAATTACGGCAGTACTATCTTCTGTAGGCCAAGTTGGTCCTCGTTTGATTGTACCAGCATTTTCATTTGATGTAAATGTAATAGTTCTTTGTACAGAGTCATTTTTAATATACACTCTTACTCTACCTGCCTTACCAGTATCACTGTTCCATTCAGTTAGGTTAAATGTAATATCCGCACCAACTGTAAAAGATTGATAAAAGCCACTACTTAGATTGACGTTTTGACTAGAAGTAACTGTACCAGGTGCTGAATATGATTGTTCAGTACTGTTAATAAGATTTAAACCTGTTACTGTACTGTTCAAAAAATCGTTAGTTCCTGTCTCAGAGTTATATGTAACTCCTTGTGCAGTTGTATTTTGTAGTGTTTGAATTTCAGCCTTTGCCGCTACAAAATTGCTTCTAATAACTGAAAAGTTATCTCTAAATCCTTGCGAATCGTTATCTACACCTGCAACAGGGTAGTTTTGATTTACGCCAGTGTCATTAATATTACTTGCCATTTTTAATCCTCTCGTGTACTGTTATTTATCAGCACTATACATTGAATTGATAGTTTGCGAACGGAATATATTGTTCGTTACTATTACCTAGTGTACTGTCAATATTATAACGTTCAATTTCTATACCTAAACTTTTAAAATCAAAATTACTGTTTTTAATATTTAATAAAATGTTATCTGCTTCGCCGGGTAAGCAATAGCATAATGGAATTGCTAATTTATAACCTAACTCTGGCTCACCTACATTCTGTGGAGTACGCATCCACAACGGATAAAATTCTCTTAAATTATTACCAATTGCTCTAATTCGATCTCTCATATTAGTTATATTACTTATATACCTAGTTTGATCATTACTCTCACTAACTTTGATAGCATCGCTGTCAATTTTAATAGTATTGCTAATTGGTCTAAATCTGTAAGGATCAGAATTAATACTGTTATTAATGTCTGCTACAGTAACTTCTTGACCACTTTGTAACACGCATGTAAAGCCGCCGCCTGGAGTAAATAGTACAGGTCCACTTCTAGTATAAAATGTAATAACACCAGATGATGCCGGAGATCTATCATCACCGCCTCTTAGTGTAATTTCAAAAAATCCTTCGCCTGTACCAACACCAGTATTGTCGTCTGTAACTGCATATTGAATACTATCTACTGTTATTCTGTTTTTAGATTGTGCAGTAAAACTAGTTTTAGTTTTTCCAATATCGGGTTCTGCCGGATCAATAACATCAACATAAATTATTTCGTAAACTGTATCATTACTTCCAACATTTTTTGCTATTGCTTTATTAATATTTCCAAGTTTATAACTTTTTCGCTTATGATTTTTAGCAATAGCCGCAACATATTCTCTAATGTTTTTAGTTTCAATACCTGCATATGCTAATACTTTAATTTCTGGCTGTAGTCCGAACGTTGGATCGTTTGGTCTATAAATACTACCAGGAGTAAAGATTGTCGGATCAGAAATAAAGTTTCTATATGTATTTCTCTGTTCTTTAGGAAGCAATGGTATCATAGTAATACTACTATATAAAATATCATCTGGATCTGTTGTAGTAATAGTAAACTCTTGTGTTCTAGCACTAAAGTTAAACTGATCTCTTGCTTCGACAGTAAATGTATAACTTCTATCAATAGTTGTTGTTGCACCGTCAAAAGTAGTTGTTTGTGTAGTTTTATCAATAGTTGTTAATCCAGGTAAATCAACAGTACCAAACTGTCTAACTTTACCCTGAAGTTGTCCATCAATTGCTAATATGATACCTGGAGGCAATCTACCTGACTTTAGTGAATATAATACAACAGCATTAGGAACGTTACTTGATGCATTTACTCGAAGAGTAGATGTAAAGTTTGCTCTTAGATTTCCAAGATCACTTAGTGTGTTCCATGTAATGGCACTTTCAACTTCACCTAATAGTTTTAATGTAAATTCTTTATCTTTAGCAACCGTAGGATTAATTTCTGAAGTTACTTGTTTTTCATAATTATAAAAACTAATAGTAACTACTTTATTAGCTGTAACTGCACCATTATTATCATAAGTCTTATAACCTACGTTAGCAATAGTGCCAATAAACTGTCCTCTATTATAATCTGTTGTTCCTTTTTCAATTTTAGTTAATGCACTATCTGCATTAGAAGCAACAACTTTACCTTGTTCAATAACCCAAACTTTTGTATCTACAATATCTAATGCAACATAATTTTTATTATCACTTGCATCATCTTCAGTTAACGCAACTTCGCTAAACACTAACCAACCTGTTTCAGTATTTCCTGTATTAAAATAACTATCAGCAAAGTCTGAGAAAGAAAAGTTGTTTTCGTCATCTGGATAAAATAAATCAGTTGGTTCAAATTGAGGATTAATTTGAGTCCAAGGACTCTTACCTAAGTTGTTTGCAAAAAATTGTGTAGAAGTAGATGATGAAGAACCAAGCTGTCTTAGTGCTTCGATTGTAAATTTGTATTCTTTCGTAACTGCTGGCTGATAAGGAACACGCCCTGCAATCTCACCAGTTATACTATCAAGTTCCATACCCGGAGGTAATATACTTGCTGTTCCATCTGCATTTGACGGTTTAACTGTAAAACTAATAATACCTTGATTACTAGTTGGATCGTACACATCTAAGAATAATGTTACATAGTTATTAGCACGTCGATATCCTAAATCACTAGGCGTTAACCAAATTGGGGCTCGTAAGTATGTGTTATCAGCAGTAAACAACCCAGTTGCAACTTGCATAATTGTATTATCAGTTCTTAAGAAATCATCACCAACTAAGTAAATTTGAAACTTACGCTTAATAATAGTTACACCGTCACTTGCTGAAACAGTAAACTGATAATTTCTGTTTAGTTTTTTAGGACTTTGAGTAGGAACTGCATAGTCGTAAAATGTTGTATCGTAATAGTAACTTTCAAATCCATTAAAACTTTTAATACCAAAGTCATATGGGAAAGAACCAAACAAATTGGTGTCAAAAAATCCTGCACTAGCTCTTTGTTCCAACGCCAGCAGTGGCTCAACAATTCCTGTAAGTTTACCAGTTGTTCTATCTAATGATATTCCGGGTGGTAGCTCGCCGCCGTCATCTTCTAAAATATATTCAATATTATCACCTGCTGGCAAATCAGCATCGATAACTTGTAATTGAAAATCTACAGGACTGCTATCTAAAATATAAAATCTATTATTTGGTCCTAACGGTAACGGACCTTCAGGTGTAATCCAAATTGGAGCATCAGCACCGTCAATTGTAATTGTTAGAGTAATGTCTTCTACTCTATTTCCTTTTTTTGCTCTTAAAACAAATTCGTAATCTTTTAATTCTTTAACTTCAAATGGTGTTCCTGATAGTGTTAAATTTTCTATTCTTAAACCACCTGGTAAATCTCCACTAATTAATCTAATAGAGTCAACAGTATTATCTACAGGCAAGTCAATTGTCTGTACAATACTTTCATTAATTGTTCCTAAGCTGTGTCCAGTGCTAACTGTCCAAAGGATATTTGCCATGTATTACTCCTATATACATATTTATGCTACAGGTAGTGTTCCCATATCTGCTGTTACTTCATTTGATGCTGTAAATGTTTGAGTACCATCGTCAAATTCAATAACTAAATTACGTGAAAGATATTCTAATGCATTACTAAAAGATGTAGGAAGTGCTTCTCCTAAATCAAGTTGATTAATAAATGATTGTATACCGTCCATTTGACGAATGTCAATGCCCCAAATATTACTTTCAATATCGCTTGTACCATAAATTTTATTTCCAGCACCGTCTAAATTAGTACCAAGTCTTGGATTAGTGTCTGTAATTAAAGATGTTTCAGAAGCAATAGTAATTGTATTTCCTACTAAATTAGTAGTGACAAGATTTCCACCGGCAATAGTTAATGTATCATTATTAGCATCAACAATAGTATTGTTGTTATCTGCAAAAACTTGTATACTAGGCAATCCAGTAGCAGTAGAATTAATAGTAATAGTATTAGCATCAGATGCAAGAGTAACAGCTGAGCCTGCAACAATCTTTTTAAATTGTAGTTCTGCACCATTTAACTGTGCAAATATACCTTGTCCCGACGCTCCTAAGTTTGCGGCTGTTGTTCTTTCTGGATCTCTTGCATTGAGTTCTAAAAAGTTATTATTAACTTTTACAAACGCTTCACGAAGGTCATCTCCGGTTCCGTCGTTTGCGATTGTTCCGATATTAATTGTCTGTATTGCCATATTCTGCTCCTATACAGTATTTACCGCTTTTTGCCTAAAGCATATAAGTTACTATTATATGGTGACACAACACCATATCGACTTACCATTAATCTATTAGGACCTCCACTAATTTGTGAAGTATCAGCATAATCAGTTAGACCCCCATCTTCTAATGTTGATGCACTGTCTTTATGTAAACGATCACGTAATTGTGCTGGACTCCAGTCTGGATTTGCTTGTAAATAAATTGCTCCTAAACCACATACTTGTGGACTTGCCATACTAGTTCCGCTAATATTGATTTGTTTAAAACTAGAATTATTAAAATAAGTTACGCCACCAATCTGATTAATATTACTACTTGCACTAATAATATTATGACCAGCCGCATAAATGTCAACTCCTGGACCGTTTGAACTAAAACCAACTTTCTGTTCGGGTGATGCAGTAGTTGCACTTAGACATCCTACCATAAATGCTTGATCATCATATGGTGAACTTCCTCTTTGATAGAATCCTGTTCCTCCTGAACTAAACACAATATTGTCATAATCGTCACCGCCTGGCACATCTATTTTAAAACTATTATTTCCTGCGGCAATACATACATGTATGCCTTCATCAATTAATTCTTGTACATCTGCATCAATAGAACCAATTCTAACAGGATATCGATAACCACTACTTGTAAAATATGGATAAAATCCGTATGTACTAGTACGGTGTGCAGTATTATTAAAGTCTGGATCGTTACCTAGATTGTAAGTTGTACCGCGATAAACAAGATCACTTACACCATCCGGACGATCGCCATACCCTGCACTGTAACCCCAACTCATGTTTACAATAGTAGGGCGTTTAAATCCTGTCGTTGGATCTATGGGTTTATTTCTATGCCAAAGTTTAATACAATCAAATGCATATGTTGTGCTAATACCAGTGCCGCTATCTCCAGACCCTTCCAGTCCAGCGAGCTTAACAGAGTATATACGTGCATTTTTTGCCCATCCAAAATTTAATCCTGCGGCTGTGCCTGCAACATGTGTGCCGTGTCCGTGATAATCTCTATAATGGTTTGAACTTTGTGTAAAAGGTAAACCACTTGCTTCGGCCCAATTTATTTGATGTACTCTATATCCTGTATCTGCAACATATCCTGAACCACCTGCTATTGCTGGATTGTCTTGTGCTGGTGTGTTACCATCTTGGAATATGCTTCTAATTGTTGCAAGTGATGGTTTGCTAATAATTGGAGCAATGTATGTGTTATGGAATGCATAACCTAATGGGTTATTTGCTAGAATGCCTGCTTGAGTGCGCATATCATCTGTCCACTCTGGAGCAAGACTTCCACCGTCCCATAATTCTGTGTATTCAAACATAGCAAAGTTTAGTAGGAACAAGTATTCTTTTGCGGCTACTTCAAATGCATCTGCATCTGTTTTCCAATCATCTGGATTTTCTTGATAACCTGATGGATCCCACTTGCCAGCATCGTATGCTTCTTCCATTGCGGCATACAAATCACCTGTCTGCCAGTCAGCGGCTAAGAACTGATATAGTTTTATATCGTCTGCAGGTAACCCGTGCATGTGTAGTGTGTGGAATACGTGTTCAATAACTTCTTGTGCGTCAATGTCACCATCGCCATACCCATCACCAGTTGAGTTTAAATACCATACCATGTCATTTTGTACAGTCGTATCAAACAGGTTAGTTAAGTTCCAAGCAAGAACACCTGCATCAGTTAAGAAGTTTGGAGTGTAATCTGCTCCTGCACCTCTTGCTACTCTTTGTATAGTTGGTAAGCCTGCGTGATAAGTTCCTGCATCACCACGGAGTGTTTTAATTAAATTTCTTTGGTATTCTTCGTTAATGCCTGCACCATTTGGATCTGTAAATAATTCAAACATACGTGCTACTTTTTCTAACCATGCATCTGGTACTGCTGTTTGTCCACCTACTGTGCCAGCACCCATAACTCTTACACCGTTAACAGTAACTTCACGTTTGAAGAAATCACTGCCATCACCTATAACGTCAATAATTGAGCCATTTCTGTAATCAATATCAAGATCATCAATAGCAAACTCTGGATGGTCAACTTGTAGTCCACTATCTTGAATTACAACATCTACACCAGTGCCATCGAATATATATGGAAAATTACTAGTGGTTTCGTTTCCAACATATGGTTGAACTAAAAAGCTATGACGTATTTTACCCCAGTCTCTATAATTACCTGCATCAACTGTAGTTTTATTAAAGTTGGCTATTTCTTGTGCTGTCAACCCAATTTGAATATCGTCACGCTGTTCTGGAGGAATTTCTACACTGTAAACTCTAGGGTCATTTGTAAGAGTTTTTGCTTCTTCGTCTGTTAAACTATAGTGACAACTTCTCAAACTGCCGTCTCTGTTGTTTACAATATCAACTCGTCTAGCCGGAACAAATCCATCGTCTTCACTAGTGTTTTCAATTTGATTCCAAAAAGAATCATAATCAACACCGCGATTCAAGCTAACAATATATTCGCGTTCGCTCATTGCGACTCCTTAATGTAGATCTACCCAAACACTATTTGCATAGCCTTGGAATTTATTTGTAGTAGTATTATAAATCATATCGCCATTACTTGGCGTTAAGTCATTTCGTTCAGTAGTTGTAAAACTTGCTAAACGTAATGGACTAGTAGTAATTTTAACTGCGTCAACGGCTTGTAGCTCAATACTTGCCGCACTATCGATAATAGGAGTTCCTGTACCAGTACCAGTAAAGCTATCTGCACTCACTGATCCGCTAAACACTACATCGTCAGTAAATGTAATCGCCGCATCTGTTGTAGTTATTGTACTATTAGTTACAGTTAAATTTCCAATCGAATCTCCTGCGTCTTGGAATGTAAATACTCCTGCACCGTTAGTTGTTAGTACTTGTCCAACAGTTCCGTCACTAATACCTAAGTCTGTTATATCAGTTGGAATTGACGGTGCTCCAACCAAATCTCCATATGATCCTGATGTAGCAATATTTGCTAGTACTGGAGTACCTGATATGTCTGCATATGCTCCGCTTGTTGCAACACTTGCTAATCCTGAAACAATACTTGCACTAAGTCCTGTTAGATTAGATCCGTCACCGTAATAAAAATTTGAATATGTATTTTGGTAACGATTGTTCGATGCACCTAAGTTGTATGTATTTGCTGTAAACGGTGTCACATTACCAAAACTAACACTATTGCTGGTTTCAGAACCCCCAATTAAAACTTGTCCTAATGTAATTCCTGTTAAGTTAGCACCACTGCCATAATATTCTGTAGCATTAACATCTCCACTTACATCTAATTTACGTCCAGGTGATGAATTAAAAATACCAATTCTTTGTGTACCAGTGTCGATTTTAATTGCAGTAACTTCACCGGAAAGTGGCTTAACTCTAATATCTAAGTCCTGATCGTTTAAAGTTGTTGCAAGAATTACATCATTGTTAACATACAATTTAACATTATCAGTTGCGCCTACTATAATACCAGTATCGCTTTTAAATGTAACACTACCGTTTTGTGTGTAATCACCGGCTGTAGTAACAGCATCAGTAATTCCGTATCCAGATAATGTAGTTGGAGTTCCAACTAAATTTCCCCATTCTCCGTTAAACAATGTAGGTTTGTTAGTAAAGTTTGCCCAGTCTAAATAATATGACCCAGCAAAGCCATTTAATGTTGTAGCATCTAAGCCAGCACCGCCTGATGTAATATCATCTGCAGGAGCCCATTTGCTACCATCCCATTTCAATACTTGTCCTAATGTCGGTGCTGTTGAAAATGTATCAACATCGGACAAATCATTAATGTCGTTAACCAAATCAGGCTTATTAGTTAAATCATTATAACTACCTGTTGTTGCTACTGATGCAAATGTTGGTCTTCCTAGTATTTCAGAATAAGCTACACTTCCATTAATCCAGGCCTCATCAGCTGTACTATACTTCATTACTTGATTAGATGCTAATCCGGTAAAGTTTGTAGGAATATCACTTCCACCACCTTCACCACCACCAGTATTTGTAATTGTGATACGTCCAGTTAAATCATTGTAAGTAATATCAATACCAGTACCTTCAACAAGTATTGCGGCAACTCTATCATCTACTCTTTCATTTGTAAAATACTGATTAGCACCTTCGGGCAAGTCTGTTGTAGTAGCGGCTACATTAGGTTTATCTGTTAAATCATTATAACTTCCACTAAATGGATTATAACTAACACCTGCAATAGTAAGTCCTGTTGCCTCAATGTTAGCCGCTCCAACTATTCCACTTCCTGTTAGATTTAAATTGTCACCTACCGGAAGTTCTTTTAGTTTGTTTTGATCATCTCTGTCAACAATTAATGGTATTCTATTTGCCATATCTTTATCCTTATAATGCCGCTATTCTTGTTTGAAAGTCGGTGAAGTCTATACTTGCTGCCGCTGTCGCTTTTAAAACTGTTAAACTTACATAGCCTGGTATTGTTCCATTTACTGCATCTACTAGTATTGTACTATTGTCTGCAAAAACACTACCTGTAATATCACCTGTATGATATCCTGTACTGTTACCTAAAAGTGTTCCAGTTACTGTTCCTGTTACATTTCCTGTAACATCGCCTGTTAGATCTCCTGTTAGTGTTGTTGCTACTAAAGATGTAGTTATTACACTACTATTATTAACAGGACCAACAACTTGTGCAGATATTCCGTCAATCATTAGTGTACTATCATCAGCATGCACACTACCTTTAACATCTGAAATTACAACATTAATTGTTCCATTTTCAATAGCAACAATTTTTGCGTATACTTCTGTAAAATTATCATTAACTTTTGTGAAAGCTGTTCTAATTGGATCACCGTTGCCCTTGTTAGCACTAGTTCCGATGTTTATAATTTGCTGTGCCATTATACTCTCCCTACAACCACTTCAACTGTTCCGCGGTCATCGGTGTCTTTGCTGGCCACCGCCTTACCTATTACAGTTCCTATCTTAGGATCATTGTCTACAATAGCGTAGCCCGGGATAGCACTCGTAACTAGTAAGTCTCCTTTTTCTACCCGCCCTAATACTTTACAAGGTACTCTACCTGTTAATGCAACTGCGTTTACAAAATCACCAAACAAATCAACATTCATTAAGTGTGCAGGATTTGTACTAACAACACCTGCTACTCTTCTGTCGCCTACTTTGTCTGTTATAGTTACTTCATTTTGTCCGCCGAATACAAGCACTGTACCAGGTTCATAACTATTATCTCCTAAATAATTTTCTGCTAAGTCAGCATATTGTGCCGCTGTTGCTGTACCGTAAATTGTACCGAACTTTAAATTACTAGTACCTAAGTCATAACCACCATTTGAACTTGGTGTTACTGCTGACTGTTTAAATATTACTGAAGCAACGTTATTATTTGCTACAATACTAACTTCACCAGCACTACTAAATCCTGTACCAGCACCAATTGCAATGCCTGTACTTGAAGCACCCTTTTCGCCAGGCGCTTCAATAAATGACGTATACATCCAGTCACTTGCTAATACAGGTGAGTTCTGTGTAGCATCTGACGGATCACCATAACTACTATTCTTTTGGAAGAATGACGGAACACTATTTGTACTACCAATTTTTATTGTTCCAGGGAATGTTGAAGTAGTATTACTTGGTACTGTACCAACAGTATCAAACACTTTAGCACCACCCGGTGTTGTCATTGTCATTGTATTTGAAGTTTGGTCTAGAATTTTATAGTTATCTAACCAGTACGACTGTGCATCAATTCTACCATCAGTTCCTGTTTTAACAATTCTGTCTGCAACGCCTGTTGTAGTAAATGACCCACCAATGTTAACAACATCAGCAAATGTAACAGCTGATGCATCTCCTGCACTTGCGTTTGTTCGACCAAACACTGTATTTTGTGCAATTTCTGGTAAATCAGCAAAATCAACTGAACTATCTTTTAGTGTTACCCAACCATTGGTTACAGTAAAGTCACCACTATCAAAACTTGCTAGTCCTAAATCTGCTTGTACAATACCAGTAGCATTTGCTCTAGTAGTAGCCGCGTTCATTGCAAGTTTACTTTGTAGTATACCTGCATTTGAATTGATATCTCCATTTACAATACTATCTGAAGTAATTGCAAATGTAGCAACGTTACCTGCTACTGTTAATGAAACGTCACCTGCTAGTGTATGATTATCGTAATTTGTACCGCTCCAGACTAGTATGTCGTTAGTTTGTCTATTTCCAATATTAGCACCAATTGCTTCTGGGCCAAATGGTGTTCTAGCATCAACATAACTTTTAGTTGTAACATCTTGAAGATTTGTTGGATCAGCATGATTATAGAACTTATAGCCGCCAGCATTAATATCGCCGGTTATTTCAGTAGTACCATCTCTTGCTAGTACACCTGCACCAATTGTTCCTGTAACTAGCTTAGTACCGTTTCTATCAAAATGTAGTCTACGTGTTATAAATCCTTCAGCGGCAAACTCTGTAGGAACAGCCGCTGGATCAGCATCTGACATTGTATCATCATTACTAAATTCTGTAATTCTAACACCTTGTTTAAATCCAAGTCCATCCAAGTTACTAATAGCAATACTTGCCGCAAATGTAACAGTACCTGTTCCTTGGTCTACACTAAAGAACTTACCAATTCTAAAGAATCCGTCTTGGTCAGTACTTGCAAAGAACACACGCCCTTTGCCTCGTTCATTGACTTCGTTTGCCTGTGCCGCTGGCTTAACTGGATCACCGTAAATAATACTTGGATAGTTAGTAGTGTTGAAACCGCCAGTACCAATTTTATCAAAGTCATGTCCGTTAGCTCTTAGTGTTGAAATACCAACTGTGATACTAGCACTTTCTCCATCTTGTAACGAAAGAGGAATAGTTCTTGTTGCGTTTCCACTGAATATAATAGATTCTGCAAGTCCAGATGCACTAAACAATCCACCTACACTATTAATATTACTTGCAGGTAAGTCATTTAGTTGTACAGTAGCATAGTCGCCTCTGTCTGTATAGTTTGCAACAATGTGTGTTTTTCCGTGGAAGGAGAAAATCATATCGTTATTTGCAAGTCTAGCTTGTAAACTTGCTGTTACTTTTTCAATAGCAAGCACAACGTCACCTGCTGTAGCACCCATTGTTGTACCAACACCTGCATAAGTGTTCAATGCCGCTTCTACATTACGCATTGTTAAGTTAACGTGACTAAAGCCGCCATCAAATACAATCTGGAATCGATCTGCAGGTAATGCACTGTTATCACTGTCTTGATTATTAAAGCTAATACTTCTATATACTCTATCTGTATTTTCTTCAAAGATAACTGCTGTTGAAGGTCTAATACTTGTAACACCTGCAACATCGTCGAACAAGTGATTCTTGTTCATACGTATTGTTACATATGGTGAAGCATCACTTGCTAATGCAGGATTATGTAAACCAGTAATAGCATTTTCTAATCCAGTGTCGCCTGAAACTGATAACCTATAAATCGTTTGATTAGCACCTTTTCTTCCAGTTGGTCCGGTAGCACCCGAGTATCCACCAGTATTACTAACTGGAACATCAACTGCACTAACTGCTGTTACTTCGTATGATGTAACTCCTGAGGAAGTATAAACATCAACAATACTATTTGCATATGGATGATAGTCACAATCATAAACAAATATACTAAAGTTACCTGCATTATGATTAAATTCACCAAATCCGTATACGTTAGTTGGATCATTATATACTTTAGCAGGCTGTTGCATATTACGTAGTGAAGTAACAATGTCAACAGTTTCGTTTGGATCTGATCCAGCGGCAACAAGTCCATAGTTACCGTTGGCGTTAGAACAGTTTAGAGCTCTAATTTCCGAACCATTATTACTAAAGAACGCTGTGTGGTTGTAGTATGTAAATGTTGAAACTTGCTCTGACAGTGACGCATTGTTACAGAACAATCCGTAACCTAAATCGTTAACCTGAGTATAGTCGTTTGCCAACATACTTCTGTTACCAGCAGTCTGGATAAAGATTGGCTGTGGGAATGTACTATCAGTATACCCATTACCTTCATTTGAAAGTTTGTTAATTAATAATTTTGCTGTACCTGTCCCGCCGTCGTATTCTGAAACTGCATCAACTTGATATCTTATACCATTAATAAAGAATGGAGCAGGTGTTTGTGGTTTTCTAATTCTTAAACCTGTACCTGCTGCCGATTGAACATTAAGTGTATAGTTGTCGTCTTTACTAGTAATAACTGTTTCTAAGTTACCAGCAAAACCGTCAATATACATACCACCTCGGAATGCCTGTTTATTAATACTTCCGGAGAAGCTACCACAAACCTGTGTGTAAGGTGATTTAATAAGGATTTGACCTGCAGGATCAAGTACCTGTGCAAAGCCTCCGTGTCCTTGGAATGACATATTTGCAAGTCTTGTTGCATCGTTCATTAAGAACACATCCATTTGATCATTAGTCTTAGGAACACTAGTTGAATCATTAGGATCTGTTAAGTAATGGTATCCATAATTTCTTGTTTGTTTAATATGCCATGCACCACTAGAAATATTATTTAAGTTTGGTAAAATATCTACAGTCAAAGTAACATCAAAACTACTTCCACCGTCGGCATTACTAATTAAACCAACTGCTCCGTTGTCGGTATAGAACCAAGCGCCGTCCCAGGCTGTTGGAGAAATATTATCTGCTGGAGTTACTGTAATAGTACCGCCAACTTCGTTTGTACCTGTAAGACTAATGTCCTGCGCTGTTGCAATATCTGCACCATACCAATCTGTAATTTTAAGATTATCTAATAACTTGTCTCTATAGAAGTATGTGCGTACCCATGGCGATTGTGAAATTCTTCTTGCAGGACGTATTTGACAACGTCTAAAGTCCGAACCTTTAACAGAAACGTTAGCAGGAACTTTAATTGGATAATCTTCATAGTAAATACCAGACTCAACGTGAATAGTAATTTGCTTTTCAGCAGTTGGGTTACCGTATTCAAGTTCTTCACCAATTTTAAATAGTGTTGGCTCAATTAACACAACTTCGACTCTGTCGTATACTGTACCACCTAAGTCTAGACCGCTTATATATTTTACAATGCGTCCTCTTGCTCCTGATGTCTTACCAACAATAATTTTTCCTGGAAGAATATCAACGTTTGTATTAATACCTTGGTCAGTACTATCATTACCTGCACCGTTACTAAAGTCAATAGTATAAGTGCTTCCTTCAACAGGAGTATAGTTATCTTTTGCAATGAATCCGTTAGTAAGGATATCTAAAATAATATCGAATTTTGTATTAATAGCATCTTTAACTGTACTACTAACATCATTAATGTTGCTGTTTAGCCATTGCGGTACTGATGTTGTGTAATCAGTTGGATAAATTTTAGTACCTTCGTATCCTGCACATTCAAATACAACATTTTCAATTACAACAACATCACCTGAACTAAGTCCGTGTGCAGTAGTTGTAGTAACTACAGCTAATCCTGTTATGTTGTTGTATGCAAAGTTGCTTACATCAAATGTATTACCGCCAAATGTAATAGTACCGCCGGTTACATATGTATGAACGACGGTTGACACTCCAACATTTACTTCGAACGTATTAGTTGCTAGATTATTTGGAGTAACAGCAAATCTTTTAGACTGTGTTAGCAAATCAACGTTACTAATAACTTGATTAACAATTTGTTTTAATTTAGCAATAGCGGCTCTTGTTTCAACACCTTGTGTAATTCTTGCCTTTGCACCAGATGGACTATTAAAATATCTTAGTGCTGATTGTAGTGCATTGATATTAGCATTTGTTCCATTTCCAATATCGAGGATCATTCCTTCGATCATTAATCCAACATCACGCTCACAGGTAGTGCCTGGCAATTCTGTTCCTATTGGATTTGCTAGAGCAGTTAAACCATTTGAAATTACATCAGTAATTGTCGTTGTAAGTATATCAGCTCTTCCGATAACATCTTTGTTTCCAGATCCTGATTCTACAATATATCCGTTGGTAGTATCTTGTAAGAAGCTCTCTGGATAAACTAAGTTGCCATCTGTACAACTGATATTAATTCCGCTTATTGAAACAACGTCACCTGCACTAAATCCGTGGTTGGTTGTAGTTGTCAGTGTAGCAATACCAGTAACGTTATCGTAAGTAAAGTTGCTTACATTTAAGTTACCATTTACTAGTCCGCCGTTCACATATGTATGTACTTTAGATGACGAACCAATATAAAATTCAAAACTAACTGCTGTTAAGTTATTTGCATCAACAACAAATGTTCCTTGTTTAGGAGTATATGCTGTATTTGTAAGAACATATTGCTTTACAAGATCTCTAGCAAATTCAATTGCGGCATTTGTTTGTGCAATTTGATCTTGAGTGTTGCTTAGATTATCTGATCTACCTACAGCATTTCTTAATCCAGCTAGATAACTAGATGCAACTCTGCGTGTTTCAATGTTGCCACCTTTTGACAAGTCGTTAATCCAAGCATCAACAATATAGCCTACATCTCGTTTACATTTAGCACTATTATATCTAAAGTCATACCATAGTGTACCAACACTAGCATTACCAATATTATGGTTAATCCATGCTTTAACTTCTTCCATAATAAATTCTTTATTTCTAAAAAGAATTGATTCGGTACTTGGATTAATAACATTAGTTGCTTGATATGAAAGACTTGGGAATGTATCGTTTACATAATCAATGATTGCTTTTTGTATGAATAATTTATTTTTTCTTAGGTACGTAATTGCATTTTCTGCAGAAGTGTTTAAGTTAGTAGTTCCTTCTGCAACTACTAGGGACACTCCTTTACCATCGTCATATGTAATTGTTTGTCTATATGCACCTGGTTCAATTGGAGCAGTTTCTACAATTTCTTGTGCTTTTAAACACGCTGCCTTTAAACTGCCATAAGCATAACTAAGTCCGCGACCTTCAAGGCCTACTGGAGTACGTGCTTGTGTGTCATCGCCTTGTTTAGTAACAAATAAATCTTCAGTTGATGCATATGATGTATTGTCTACGTATAATTTACTTGCGGCTTGCAAGTCTTCAGCATTTCCTGTGTCAACTCCTGACAAATCTCCGGGATGATCATGAAGGTATAGAGCACCTTCCATTTTATCACCTTGACGTCTAACTACATTTTTACGTGGAAGTGCTTCGTCATCTTTGTAAAATCCGTATAGCGATTCATCGTATGTAATATCTTTAATAAAGTCTTGACCATTTGGTTGTGTAGTTACACCAAGTGCAATGCTAACTGCTTGTCTTGATGTATCATTGTTATTTTGTGCTTCTTCTTTTGTTGCATGAATACTAACTTGATCTTCATTTACAAAACGAATAAAGTAATCAGTATTGTTTGTCAGTCCTCCTGGAGGAGTTCCAGTTGTAGAGTAGCGCCATTTAGTTCCGTTTGCACTCCAATCTAGACCGTGATCATTAATTACAAGATTTCCGCCTCTGTACTCACTAATTGTTTTTTGATATTCACTAGCGTTAGAAGGTTCTTGACGTGCAAGAACAGATTTATTTGGTTCAAATGTTACATTTGGTGCGTAGTATTGATCTTGGAATTTTTTGTCTGTAACAAGATCATCAATAGTAATGCTCGAACCATGTGTAGTATTAAATTCTGCAATAGCCTCTGGTGATGTTGCAATTAGTCCAATAGAATAAACTCTGTTGCCACTGAGAGGTCCACCTAAAATTGGACTAGTGTCAGCGTTAATATTTGCACCTGTATTAGTAATAGTAATATTACTTGAACTTGAATTGTCAATGCTAATACCGTCGCCTGCTGTAAGAGTTTTTTGTACTAATTCTGTACCAGCAGTGTTACCAATTAGTAATCCGCTCGGTGTAATTGCTGTTGGAGTATCGTTTAGTGCAGTAAAACTAATAGTTCCGCCCTGTCCAAAGACAGCATAAAGTTCTGTAAAGTTTTCATTTGCTTTACGAAACGATTCGCGAATACTATCACCAGTACCGTCGTTACCCTCAACACCTAAGTAAATATCTTGTTTTGCCATTGATTAAAATCCTACGCTTTCACCGCAACCACAACTACTGGTGCTTGCAGGGTTCTTTATATCGAAGTACGAACCAAATACTTCTTTTTTGTAATCTATTGTTGAGCCTAACAAAAACATTATGCTCGCCTTGTCAATTACAAATTTCCCATCTGGTAAGTCAATTACTTCATCGTTTTCGTCAGGAGCATCTTCTAATTCCCAGTTATACTTAAAACCAGCACATCCGCCGCCTTGCATGCTTAGTCTAATAGCACCTCTATCATGCTCTTTAAGCATGGTGCTCATCTGATTTATTGCTTCGTCTGTTAATTTTACTATGCTCATTTAACTTACTCCTATGTATTTATGTTATATTCTATAATCCGAACGTAAATAAATACAATATGTTCAAAAGAATAGAAAAAGAAATTAGATTTTATGTGCGCAAAAGTAAGAAGGGAAAGACTCATCCTTACAAGCGACTACGTAGTTATGCTGTCTTTGAATGCGATGACTGTCATCAAGAGTTTAAAAGAGAAAAGGGCAAAGTGGACCCGAAGCGATTAGACGACTTCTATATCCACGTTTGCCCTGATTGCGATCCTAAACGATTTGCTCAACGTAAAGGTGTTGAGCAACGTAAAAGACTTGATTTGTCAGTTGATGTTGACACTACAATTGATAAACTTTAGTCTTCTCTTTTGTAGATTGTCCAAGCACCGTAAGCAATAGCACCGTATGCTACTAGGCTTGCAATTGGTTTAAAGATTAAGAACGCTACGCCTGCGCCGATTAAAATTGCTCCGTCAAGAGTGGTTCTTTCACTGAGTCTTGCTGTAATCCATTTTTTGACCATTTGTGTTCTCCTTGTGTTTTATATTTATGTAGTGCAATACTGGCTAGATTCTTACACTTTGACTCTACCATAATATCTGCATAGTTGTTAAATCCTAATGCCCAGTCGTTAACAGCACGGTTCCACATGTAATCACTGTGAGCTCGTAGTTTTGCTTTCTTAAATCCTTGCTCTAGTAATGACTTCATGTTAGGCTTTTTACCTTTAGCGTGTCTGTCCAGCAAGTCTTCTCTACTAACACTGTAGTGAATTGCAGGACGCACACCACGCCAGCTGTCAATTACGCGAGCAAATCTATCGTCGGTAGGCTGAATGTATTCACCTTCACGGCACCAGTGATGGTGTATGTCAAGCACGAGTGCGCAGTGGTCTGCAAGTTCGAGGCTGTGTTCGAGTCCCCACTTGTTTTCGTCGTTTTCGATTGTGATGGTGTTTCTTGCTTCAGGCGAGAGTCTTTTAAGTGCGTCGATGATGCCTTGTGGACCTTTTCGACCCGATATGTGTACATTGCATTTAAAGTCTTGGAATGACTGTCCATAGCCCATCCAGCGGATGACATCGGTGTGATATTCAAATTCTTCTATGCTCCTATCTACTATATCTTCGTTGTCGCTAGCCAAAACAGTAAACTGCCCAGGATGCATAGACAAGCGAACATCAAGCGTTCTAGCGAGGGCGCCGACCCTTGCGAAATGCTTTTCGCAATAGCTGACCACATCACTACGTTTCCAGTAATAGCACCAGTCAGACTGAGTGTATACAGGAAGGACATCACTGCCCAATCGTACCATTCGTAATTCATCAGGTAAACTCCCTACGTATTCAATCAAGTTGTAGTATGACTGAATGTTATGCACCATGATGTCCCACAAGCGTTCTTCTGCAACATCTCTTGTTTGTCTATTTAACCATTGCACTGTGGTGCTACGTGTGTTCAATGGTCGTTGAATTTCTTCTAGTAGTTTCTTCTTCTGCGTCTGATCCGGATGCATATATTTGCAAGCAAAGCCTATACGTTTAATCATAATGTATCTTTTCCAAAATTTTAAAAGTTTCTAACCAACTGTTTACATTATAGCAAATTCCTAGATCATTGTCAATGATTACTTTCTTCAAAGGATAATCATTACCATCTTTGTCCATCCGATCGCCAAAGAAATGTAATACATCTGTTGTACTAAAATCTTTTACAATTTGGCTTTTATCCGCTCCTTTTGGGGCAATATCAATGCCTGTTTCTCCTCCCGGACGAGCTTCTAGTTCTGGAAAGATAGCATTAAACTGACCTGCAATATTATTACGCTCGTTATACTTTTCATCCCATGCAACATACATTTTACGCTGTTCGTTGTTAGCATTACGTCCTACAATTGAAAAATTTACCATACCAGGACGATGTTCAAAGTGTAAGCCTGTTCTTAAAGAAAACTGACTTTCACTTAATATTTTTGATAACCATTGATGAGGATCTTCAGGTAGATTCCATTCACTAGTGTGTACGTTAACACCGGCTTCCCATATATCATTTCCACTACAGTTATAAATTCGCTGTACTGCTGTAGCAACATCTTCACCAACTTGCTCTACAGTTTTAGGATTGTCACTTCCTGTAATAAGGTAAACCTTGTTAGCATAACAAAAATCTAAAAAGAAATTTTGAAACTCTGCATCCATTCCACGACGGCTTGGGGTTAATGTGCCGTCTACATCAAATATAAATTTATTTTCCATCGCCAGTTAACCTATTTTTAAACTCGTTAAACTCTTCGCGAAGTTTTTCAAGTTTGCGCTGTAGTTCCCAGACTTCGCCTTGTAGATTTCGGTGTTCCCAAATGTCTACCTTGTTATCCAAATCATCCATTGTCTATTCCTTCACACCATGCTGTTTCGCCTTGTGTAAATTCTGAACTTACCTTGTACCATTCAGCAAAACATTCTTGTTTAGTTTCGTACCGGCCGTATTCAGCTACACGAGGTTCCATAGTATCATCTGTTGCAAATACCATACTAACAATAAGTAAAGTCCACATTATTTCCAGTTCTCCTTAACCCAATCATCTTCACACTGATGCGGATGAGGTTCACCATGAAATACAGCAACACAGGTTTTAGGCAAAATTTTTGGTTCTGCCTTCTTTGTAAAATTTCGTATGTTACCAATTTTTGCTAGATCGGCTCTATCTCGCATTTCCCACTTATAACTTTGAATCCACTCATCAGGCCAGTAACTCCATTTTCCTTTTTCAGGATATACTTTTGCCATAATCCAGTCTTGATCTCCATGTAACCTACGCATAATCATATCATGGTCTTTTACAAAATCATCGTATACATATCCCATACTACCTGATTTTAATCTAAAGATACTACTGTTCATTTGGGCCCAGTCTTTACGTAGAGAACGATTAAAGTCTCTACAAATTACAAAGTCATCAATATTATGCATAAACAGTTTATCAATATTAGCATTAATTACAATATCTAAATCAAAATATAAGATATTTCCGTTTAGCGGAAAATTTTTATCAAAGAAAATAACTTTATACCACCAACCATGTACACCTATCTGTTGTAAATTAATTGTACGGATATGTGAGTCTATTCCTCGTACATCATCTGTAAAACAAACAAACTCATATGGCAACGTAGTGTGTCGTTTTACCATATTATAGAGTTTGTTTACGTATTCTGAACTATACTTTGATCCATGTTTAAGACAAACAACGTATGTTTTAGTATCTTTTAGTTCGTTTGGTATTTGTACAACGGGTTGAGGTTCCGCATTTTTCTGCGGCAAATCTTGAACAGGTTGGACACTTTTCTGCGTCTTCTCCTGTTCTTTACGTAATTTTTCAGCTTCTTTACGAGCCTTACGATCGTCTTTAGTCTCGCCTTCGATGTACTTCTTAACCAAATGATTATACCTCGTAGATAGCTGAGTTGGCGCCGTGTTCGGCACATTCTACTCTTACACAATAACAACGATTGTTTGTCTTTTCGCGGATTAGTTTGTCTGCAAAATTAAATGCATGTTCTGCAAATTTTTCTGCACCAACGCCGTCAAAGATACGTAGTTCTGCTAGACCCTTTTCTTCAAGATCTTTTAATGTATCCATGTGAGGATCATTAACATCAACTGCTACTTTGTGATCGAAACTATCTTCTAACCAAGCCTTTAAAGGTTTTAGTCCACCAAAGTCAACTGCCCAGTTTTTATTGTCTAGTTCATCACATCCGAATGTAAATGTAAATGCTAGACTATAACCATGTAGCAAATGACAGTGTGAGTGATCTGCGTTAGGTTGACGGAACACTGCCGATAAGCCAATGTTGTGTCCGTAGTGTTTTGTACTTAGATGTCTTGCCATATATTTTCTCCTATTAAATATGTGGCGGCAGAATTAGAAGGGTTGACGCCAAGTCCTTGTTTATTAATACTACTTATTATATTATAAATTACTCAACTTGTCAAGTGAAACATTAGTCAAATTCCAACTTTTTGGAAGTAACCAATCTTCTGTGTTATATATTCTGAAGTGTGTATTAGGAAACCAGTTGAATACTTTTGAAATTTGGTATTCCCAGTAGCTTGGGTCTACTGCTGTAGTGTTACTAGGACTGTATCCTGATGTATCACTGTATATATTATTTACTTTACCGTTTATGCCGTATAGATCAAATCCAACTATTTGAATATTAGTATCCATAGTAGCGCCAAGTAATATTGCATATGGACCGCTACCCCAATGAAAGGGGTCGTCCTTTCGTTCTTTTCCATGTTCTATTAAGTCTGGAAGTGAATGTACACTGTCACTGTTAAAATCGTGTGCCCAACGTTGTCTAGTGTATATATCGGGATGTCCGTGTGCAATAGCTTGTGTTACCATCCGTTTGTCACAGCAAACTAGATAATCGGTATATACATCTCGAAAGATTGCATTGCATCCGATTTTCTCAGTACCGTAAATATTATTTAGATTTACTGTCTGTCGACTTGTTCCGTTGCCTATTATTAGCATCTTTAACATCCAACTTTAAACTTTTAAGCTCTGTCATTACTTCATTAAATCTTTCTGTTGCAGTACTAAACATTGTAAAAAGTGCTTTAACAGTATCCATAGTCCACCACCACCATGCAAATGCAAATATTGCAAAAACAATTAACGTTGCAAACAATAAGTGATCTATTAGAGTAATAAGGTCAAATGCATAACTTATGCCTATAGCTGTTAACATTGCCATTGGCGCAATTCTTCCAACCCATATCCAAAATGAGGAAAGCCTTTTAAAATGTTTAAACAATACTAGGCTCCAATGTTACCAAATGGTTGCCATTGGCCTGGAGCTCCTGTTTGTACACATATCCATCCTACATTACCATTTGGTTTAGGAGTATCGTGCCATACAATGTCTCCTGTATTATAAATTCCGTGTGTAGGAATACTGTTACCTACTTCAAATTTCTTTCCTTGAAATTTAACAGCACCAGATGTTTCAAGGCATACTCCATCAGATACCTTGCTAACACCTATACCTAATTTTTCCGAATGTGTAGCTATACCGTTAATACGTAGCACACCGTTGTCAACATATATACGTGATGTAGAATCACCTACAATTGAATTAATTTCTAATAGAGCATTGCTTAATGCATTTAATCCATTTTTAATAGAACCTACTGCTTGTGCATTTATATCGTGTACTAGTTTCATTCTTGTATCGCTCCAAATGCTTTCCAGCTTCCGGGTGTGCCACCCTCAATACAAATCCATCCAACCCAGCCGCCAGCTTGAGGATTGGTGTTATATAATAAATCACCTTTATTGAAGTTTCCTGTTGTAGGAATTTCAGAAGCAACACCAATTTTTTTATCTTGAATTCTTACAGGACCATTAACTTGTAAATCAACATCAGTTCCGGGATACTGTACATTAATACCTACAGTTCCTTTTAATTCGATACCACCGTTTTGTCCAATGATAATACGGTCTTGATTATCTGTAATAATACTTAGTTTGCTTGTAGTATAAGTTCCTACTCTTACATGATCAAACTCAGGATCAACAACAAACTCTGCTTCATTGCTTGCTACACTTAGTTGTCCATTAGGTGCTTCGCACCCGATTGAAAAGCGCATCATTCCGCTATCATAGAGTACAAAGTTGTCGATGTTTACATCGCCTTCTGTACGTAAATTGCTTAATGTGCCTACTTCTGTTAAACTACTTTTTTGTATAGTAACACCTAATGAGTCTGCACTTAGTACAGGAATATCGTCAATTAGGATTTTAGCTTTTCTATGCAAATCAATATCGTTACTAACATAGAATCCGTTACCTTTCCAAACAATCTGTTTTGTACTTTCTCCGTCTTTCCTCCACTGAATTCCGACCATATCTAATGATCCGTTTTGTGGTTGAAAGTCCATTGATGTTGTGCGTTTCTCTGTTGAAATAAGTTCATCAACACAAAGTTTTTTTACAGTAAGTTCACTGCCTACTGTCAACGAGCCTTCAATATTAAGGTCTCCTACAATTTCATCAATGTCGGCAGTACCTACAGTAATTTGATCGTCTTCAACTAGTAATGATGTTCTTGAAGCAAGGTCTTTAATACCAGTACTACGTAGCAGAGTAATCTTACCGCCATGAATTGCATTTCCGCTAATACTGTTTACAGTTGCAGGCGGAGTTTCAGGGGCCGATGTGTTTGCAATAGTCTCGATCGCTGACCCAAGATGTGCGAGACCTTCTCTGATGTTGTCTAACTGGTTCATGTAAGTATTTATCAACTTACCTTGAGAAGTATAGTATCAGTATTAATTCGTCCGTTGAGTTTGATATCTACAGCGTTAATGTCCTCTAAAAATGTACGTAACTTAACTTTTCCTGCACCTTTAAATTCTTTAATTTTTTCTTCAGGCTTACGTAGCGTTTTCTGCACACTCAATTCTTCATTGAACCCAATAATCGTAGTACCTTTTACACTAAGCCCACTTCCTGCACGACGACTACCTGTTGGGTCTATATTCTGTGCAACATACTTGCCTAGTTTACGTGTTTTAACATTAAACACCCAAAGCTCGCTTGCACCTACAACGTCTACAGGATTAACACTTGCAAGACTAAACTTATTATCAACCTTAAGATACTTGAGTTTTTCAACTAGTTTATCAGCACTCTTTGGCTTACGTGTTCTAGTCTTACGAGTTGCTTTGCTAGTATCAACTACTAGTTGACATGCTTGTTGGATATTTTCTAATGCTTCAAGAATCTTTTTAACATCATCTTTAGATAAATGTGAATACCCTTCTTTAAGTTGCTGTAACATATCTTGAGCATGTTCGTCCATCTTTGCAATTTTTGCTTTAGTTGGCGGATTTAGTAATTCTGTATATTCAGCAATTTCTCCATCAAAAAATGCCGCAATTTTTCTAGCATGTGCTTGTGTAACAGCCATTTTTTGGAAATGTGTTTTAAAGTCAAATCCCTTAGGATTAAACGACTTTGGGTCTCGTATCCACCCATCTAGCCATTCGTCGATTGCTTCCATCTGAAGTCCAACTTGTTCTCTAATACGTTCTTGGATAGTAGGAACATATACATTGGACTTTTCTTTTTCTTCTTCCTTCTTAACTTCTACAACTTTTGAACCTACTTCAATCGCTTCTTCAATTCGTTTTTTCAAAAACTCGCTTACAGGCTTTTTACTGCCCATTGTACCAGGAAGGCTTTCCCAGTATGCGTTTTCCTTTTCGTTGTAGTCAGGAGCACCATCTAGTAATGTATGTGCGACAGTACCTGCTGTAACGCTTAGTACATAATTAGGAGCAGACTTTGCTTGCTTAACTTGCTCTTTAGTGTAGTCGCCACTGGTTTCCATCCACTTAAATATTGCTTGATATAAGTCAACAGGCTTAAAGTTTTCATAATAAAAAGCACGGCAAAATTCTCTATGGCGATGGATCTGTTCGCCTGTCCATTCTTCCCAACCTTCCCAACTAGGAGATGAAATTTTTGACCCTCGTCTAATACGTGGAGCTCCACGTACAACTTTCTTTTTGGGTTTTTGTAAAATTGATTTTGCAGTAGCCATGCCATAAGTCTCCTAACTGTTAATGCTTTATTATATATGTAACTTATTAAAAAGTCAACCTAATTTGACTATTCGAATCGTTTTTTGTTATGAAATGCTCTTTTGTACATATTATGTAAGAAAAAATTCATTTTGCTAGACTTAGTAGGCTCTTCAAATTTTAAACTATGTGTCCAATTATCTCTTTTAAATGGAATAACTTGTACTAATGGACGTCCAGGTTTTAAAAATGCTTCTACATCATTTAGATAACACGGAAAGTTAATCATTGATAAATCAAATTCGTCTGTATCAATTATACCTGGCATAACAGTAATGTCATCTTGAAATTGATAAAACGGTTGTACAAACAAACAACTATAACCTTTTGGAGTCTTAATACGCCAAGGAAGATTAATTTTGAAATAACCTTTTTTCTTACCTTTTATATCAACAGGACACTGATCATGTGTATGTCCGGCGTTTGGGTCTGTCATATGATCTAGTACTGTATAAAATTCGCCAATACGTTCTACGGGATAAATTCTACCTACTTGATCAACTTCACCATCAAATTCTACTCCTACTGCCTGTTCGTAAGCGTTAGGAATAATGTATCCTGATGTAATCATATCTCTTACAGGCACACATTTTGCAATAGTAGGGTCGTTTGCTTTTAATTTACTGTACCATTCGGGCAATACTTCTTTAGCTGGTCGAATAGGAAAATATTTTAAAACATGCTGGTCGCCACAAATAAATTCTATTTCCATCTTAAATTTTTTCTCCAACCTCGAAACCTCTAAATGTTTTAAAGCGTGGGAAACGCAAACTGTAAGTACCGTCTTGGTTTTGAGTTACTGCGTCAGCGCGAACTTCCACCAACTGACCAAGCAGAGCATCGCGATCAGTCCAAAAAGTGGATCTGTTATCATCCGTAAAGCCACTGCCGACATTAACCCTAATATCTTTCCCGTCATCCTGCCCAGCGCATACAAGAGCCCCAAGTCGTCCTTCATTTCTTCCTGTTCCTTCTTCTACGTCTGTAACAGAAAGTGTTACTTCAATAAATGGTTTGGCTTTGAGCCAAGCATGAGTCCGCTTGCACTCATAGGGTGCATCAACGTCTTTGATCATTACACCTTCGTAACCACCGTCTACAGCCGCTTTATTAAGCTCTACAAAGCGTTGTTCACCTTCGGGAGTACTAAGGTCTACCTCTTCCCAGTCCAACGCTTGTACGTGCTTTAAAACGCTTTCATTTTCTAGTACCCAATACTTGACTAAGTTACTACGATAAGTTTGTGGCTTATTCCATACACCTTTTTGGAAATCTTCTAGTGGAATAAAATCAAACAAGTGTAGAACAGCATCTTCACTTTGTACATTATCTTTACGATGTACCTGCTTCATTAGATCTTGAAAGTTAGCACTCATTACTTCACCGTCTAGCACACAGTCATATGGTGCAGGCTTAGTTGCTAATACTTCTTCAATCTCTGCAATAATATGAGGGAAGTTATGAAACTGTTTGCCGTTACGACTAAACAATTCTACTTTGCCATCACGACATACTGCTAGTACACGAACACCGTCTAGTTTGATTTCAATCTGTTTCTTACCAACCATTTTCTTTTCATGGTTAGCTGAGTCGTGTGCAAGAGCACAAGTGAACACAGGAACACAACCTGGCACTACTTTGTTAACAGTCTTTTCACTTACACCGCAACGTAGGTCTTTGATTAAGATACGTCTATAAAATCCATTCCATTGTTCTGTAGTTGCAACGCTCATTGCTAGTTCAATAGCATCACGTGCCGCATGTCCTGTTAGTTCACGGTTGATAAGTTGATTAGCAAGATATTTGAATGAATTCCAATCCAATCCTTGTCCTGTAAGTACGTCTGTACGCTCTGGAACTTTCTTAACACCAAATGTTACAAGTGGATCAAGTGCTAGTTTAATGCCTTCAAAAAACTCTGGAACACCTTCGTCAAGTGCTTCTTGTAAGATTGCTTGTTTAGCTAACTTACTGTTATCAGCTTCTAGCTTTGCGATAATATCTTGTGGTTGTGTTCTCATATTTGCCTCACTTGTTTATTTTATATAGTGTAGCACCATTAGTTAAGATTGTCAACCTGATTTGTATTTAGAATTTACTCAGTATATTCAATTTCTGGAATACCTATGCTTTCAATTGCATGTTGACACACTTTACATGGTTTTGCAAGTTTTGGATTACCGTTTATATCATAACGCTCAATTACAATCTTTCTAATCGACGACCAGTCCTTACATCTACGTAGTGCATCAATTTCTGCATGTAGGAATATTGCATCAGGCTTTCCTGCTTCAACAGCAAACTTACCTTGCAAAGGATGACTCTTTGAATAACTGTTTGTGCCTACAGCGAGAATACGCCCTCGCTTGTCGTACAGTGTTGCAGTTAAATTAAATTCGCCTCGTTTTTGCAATATTCCTATCCTTTATAATTGGAGTGAGCGACAGGACTCGAACCTGCATTACACGGATTTGCAATCCGGTACGTAACCATTCCGCCACGCTCACATATTTGGCATCGGGTGAGGGATTCGAACCCCCTGACTCTCGTCCTGGTTTTGGAGACCAGTGTACCACTCCAACTGTACCGACCCGACAAAAACTCATAAAAAAAGCCCCTAACATTATTAGTGCTAGGGGCTTGTCTAAAATAAACTTTTTACAAAGTCGCGTTAAGACATACCCCTTCCTTTTGAAGGGCACCAGCACTGTAATGATGACTGTTGTGATGTTCTTAACACTTATCTATTCCTTGTTTCTTTAGTATGTGTATACTATACTATCTTTATTTATCGTTGTCAATCTATTTTGGATAAGTTAAATGGTGCCGGCGGAGAGACTCGAACTCCCGACCTAAGGTTTACAAAACCCTTGCGCTACCAACTGTGCCACGCCGGCTAACATTCTACTTATCCATCTTCCAAAAAATTACATCTTTGTTTTGAAAGTCTTTGACTGTAATAGCAGGATTATTATCTGGTTCCTGCTTGCCTACATAATGCCAAGACATTCCGTCTTTTCTGTTCTGTTCGACTGTGTCGAAAAACTCTTTATTGTCATGGACGAACAAAGCCATGATTAGAGCTACTCCAAAGAACATAAGTCCTCCTTAGTTGTTGTTGGAGCGGGTAAGGAGAATCGAACTCCTATCATCAGATTGGAAATCTGAGGTCTTACCATTACACAATACCCGCTTGGCGGAAGATGTAGGATTCGAACCCACGGTACGCTCTCACGTACAAGGGATTAGTAATCCCCCGCCTTAAACCACTCGGCCAATCTTCCTATTCGTTAGTAAAGTCTGCTTCTTTTAGAAAGTAGCCTTTACCGTCTTCTTTTGGTGGAACATATTTAATGCCCCAACTTGGACAATAAACTGCAAACAAGTCAATTTCTTTAGTATCATATGGCGCTTTCTTACCATTTTGTACTGTGTGCATAGGAACCTCTACTCTGTTACGATATGGTTCTCTATACTTAACTTGAATGCGTTCGCACTTATAATCTTTGTAAGCAATCAAATCAACTGTTGAATGCTCACTAAGTGGAGTAAAGACTTCATAACCTTTTTCAGTTAAGTCAGTCATTATGTGTACTAATCCTAAGGATCCTTTTAATGTAGTTTTCATACATTTATTTATCCTTTTACGGTTATATCAACCGTATTAGCACTTCTCCTTTTTAGTTTACGTTATTATATTAGCACTTTATTTAGTGCATGTCAATTACTTCTTTTGAAAACTGAGCGTATAGCTACGACCATTCTCATCGCTGAAAGTAACTGTGCTATGACTGTATACTTCCTTCTGTGTTTCTTTGTAACGAGTTTCAATTTCGCACTGACGTTGTGTTGTATAAGTTGTAGGTCCTTGTTTGTTACCACCAATAATAGCACCTGTTAGAGCACCAACGCCGGTTGCGGCTTCCTTGCCACTACCTTTACCAACTTGATTACCAATGATGCCGCCAATGATGCCGCCAATGATTGCTGAGTCCTTGTCAAAAGTATTAGCACCTTTTGTAGGTACTTGCACATCTCTGCATACTTCTACTTTATACGGACTCTGTTGGATAACTGTTTTATAGTGATCCTCAATGTTTGCGTAACTAGTTTTATTTGCATATGCAGGACCTGCTATCGCTAGTGCCACACATGCCATTGCTAATGTATTTTTCATATTATTAATATAACACCTTCTATATCTATTGTCAAGACTTTTTTTATCTAATCTTCTAATTTATGTAAAGAATTAATATAGGACAAGTCTAGTGTATTAAAACTAATCGTGTATCGATCATCACTTGCATTTCGAGGAGTCTCATGATACAAGTAACTTGGCCAAATAATTAGTTTACCTGCTTCAGTAGTAAAGCCTACACGTTCTGTATTGTATTCTGTTTCATTAACTTTACTTTCAGTCATTTTAAAAACAGTATTGGGATTTTCAATAAACAACGGGCAGTCGTCTGCATCGCTCACTGGGTAGTAAGCACCACTTAGTACTGATTTTTCATGTCTGTGTCGTTTAACATTGCCGCCTTCTTTTAATACATTACACCAACTGTTTACAATTTTATTTTGTTCTAGACCTGCTTCTTTACAATACTCATTAAGACACTCTTGAATAGCACTGCGTAAATCGTGCATTGCTAATCGTGTTAACAAACAATCATATCCACCTAGGTAACTGCTCAATCCCTTATTTAAGATGCCATGCATCTGTAGACCACTAATTCCTATTTTCTTTAGGATAGTATCATTATCTACTTTTTTACTAAGATCAAATTCTGCAATTAACGTAGGAAAGAATTTATGAAACATTGTCAACCTTTATAATTGAAAGGCCGCCATTGACTACTTCAAATCTAAGTGTATCGCCTTCTTTCCATCCTGCTTCTTCCATAATCTCAGGAGGAAAAGTTAGCAACACATTTTCAGGATCATCTGGAATGTCTGAAAATAAGTCTTCGTACTTATACGTTTTCATCAGTTGTGCCTCTCCATAGACCTTCGAGTACCTTTACCTCTTTTACACGATCATAACGGAAGCTACGAAAGGCATTACTCTCTAATGCCCAAACTGCTACAACCTTGTCTGAAATCTCTCGAACTTTCTTTTGAGTCAACGGAGCGTCTTTTTTAGCAGGAGGGAGATAACTTGGAATAAGTGTACAAGGCATTGTACGTTCATCACCGTCAAGTTTTAGGAATGTTATTTCCAATACTTCCTTGTGGAGCATCTCCATTAGTTCTTCTCGTGTCGGAATCCCCTTTAGGTTCGCTACTGTCTCGCTTACCAAAGATTCTGTCGTAGTTGTTTCTGTATTTTTCATCGTCTGCACCTTTTCTTCTTCCACTGCCTTTACCTCCATCGCTCATACCAACTCCTCAACAATGCCTAGCACTTCTGCGGCAAATAGTAGTACACCGCCCACTAACATTAAAGGAAGACTTAGAAAATACCCTAAACCAATAAAACAACTTGCGCCAATTAGTCTCAGAGCACTCTTAGCAAGACTCACATAAAAGTGTCCCTTGCTTGTATCTTTAGGTTGCACTTGCATTATCGTTTCTCCGCTACTGAATCTGCAAGTCCCCATTCTACTGCTTCTTGTGCAGTAAGGAATGTATCGAACTTCATAGTCTCGGCCATTTCTTCATACGTCTTATTTGCCGTATTGTGCTTAACATACAACTCTGTAAGACGCTTGTTTACTTTCTTTGATTCTTCCATAGAACGACGAGCATCTTCAAACTCTAGCTCTTGTACATACACACTACCGCTTGTACCACGTGTGCCTGAGCTAACACGATGGATCATTGTACGGCTTTCTGGTAGCACAATGCGCTTACCTGCGGCACCTGCTTGTGCTAGGAATGAACCCATTGAACATGCTTGACCCATTACAATAGTACGCACATCGCTCTTAATGTACTGCATGGTGTCGTAGATAGCAAGTCCTGCTGTAACTGCACCGCCCGGCGAGTTAATATACAAACTAATATCTTTAGTAGGTGCTTCTGATTCAAGGAACAACAACTGCGCCACGATTAGATTTGCCATATGATCTTCTACTGGACCGTTTAGCATAACAATACGGTCTTTCATCAAACGACTGTAAATATCGTATGAACGCTCTCCGCGAGCTTCTTTTTCAATCACCATTGGTACTAGTGGCATATTATCGTCTCCCTTCATTGTATGAATATGCAGTTGGACCAGGTGTAGTAAATTCCATACCTGCCATATTTCCTACATAAGTTTTTCCATTCCATTTAAAATGGATTTTGTTTGTTGCAATATATACGCTCATCGAATCTTTTTCTCTAAAATTATCAACTTCGCCTTCTACAACATTATCGTTATGTGTACATGTAACTGTACACGTATTATCAAATTTAGTTTTCATTTTTACACCTTATAAAGTTTAACGTAATTTAGTCTAGTTTCGTTTGCTTCGAACAACTTGTTCTTAGTCTGTGCTTTTACCTTAGCCTTACAGCGTAGCATAGCGCCTACATCATATGCAAACTTGTTCATAAAGCTCACTAGGTTACCTTCTGTAGTAACTGCTGTGTAGTTATAGCTCTCCCATTGTGTGCTATAACGCTTGTCAAGGATAGCAATCACTGCTTCTACACTATCCTTTTCTTTGCCTAAGTATTGGCTATCGCGATACTCTACACGGATCTCTTTCTTAAGATTGCTTTCATGCATATCACGCTTGATAAACTCTGGCGCAAAGGCAATACGACCCATACCCTTAAACGGTACTTGTTCTTTGTTAAGTTCTGTAACCATATCTGCTTTGAAGCTGTCTAGCTCACCTAAGCCAATCATTACATAACGCTTCATCCACTTGAGTGCTTCTTGTACACTAGCATAGTCTTCTTCAGTGGGCTCAAACATTACGAAGTCTGTAGGAATCCATTGTGCTTCTGCTACATTGTGTTTCTTTTCCCAGTAGTACCGCACAAGACTCTTGTTGTCAAATTGAGTAGGTGTTTCTTCTGAGAAGCGACGAGTGTCTTTACTGTAAGTATTGTTGTTAATGCGGTAAGCCGCATATGCAACTGCTAGTGCATCTACTGTACTAACTTGTTTCAAAGGTAATGCCTTACGTTGAAGTTCCATCATTGTATTTGCCTCTTGAAGTAACATTATGTTTATACTATAGCATCAACTAAAATAAATGTCAACCATTCCTTTGTAGAACGTATCCAATTCTTCTTTAGATCCCATATCACTTTTAAATTGGTTTGCTTTACGACAAACAATTACATAGTTACTAATTTCGTCTTTGCCGCCAAGTGATCTAGCAAGTTTGTGATCTACTGTTGGTTGAAAAAATCCGTCATAATTATCAATATTAGGATTTGTAACTTTATTAAATCCGCGTCCGTAGTCTAACGGCGTGCCAAAAATAGGACATTCGTCTGGAGCAATACGAGCAAGTTCAAACGGATCACCTTCCCACTTAACTGAGTGTGCCCAAATAAGTTTTAAGAACTGATCCTGTTTGGTAGATTTTTTAAACATTTCAAAAAATGTTCCGTAAGTTCTACTATCATCTTGTGGATGAAACTTGCGTGAGGAGAGAGCCCGAAGGCCCTCTTCTCTAACTTGAACCAAGTCTGCCATTACATGAACTCCGCAAACTTATCGTCTTCTACTTTATCTACTTCTTTCTTTGTCTTAGTAACTGCATGAGTAAACTCTGCAACTTTACCTCCAGCATCAGTAAACACATACGGCATATCAATTTCAAAATCTAATCCGCCTTTGCTAGGAGTAGGAAGTTTAATATCGTAGCCTTTTTGTTTGCCAGGCTGTGATTGAATATATGCTTCGCGATTGTCAATTAACGATTTAATTGAAGCCGCAATCATCAGTCCTCGGTTTACACCTGCTGTATAACGATGATCTTTCCACTCAGTATACTTGCCGCTTTTGGTCTTTTCAGGATACTGATCGCGAATAGATTTAAGTACATCGCCCCATACCTTACTACTTGAACTCCAACGCTCGCTCATTACTTGACCAATCTTAATAAGCAGATCGTCTGTTACTGCTTTCTTAGGCATTTGACTAAACAGTTCAGTTAGTCCCCATACTGGTGCATGATCAATTGCTGAGAAGTGCCAAGCATTGCGTACACATTTAAGCGCCATTTGGAATGCAAAACGGTTAGAGTAGCTGTCTTTACAAAACTCTTTGAAATGCTTTTGCATATGAGCAGTGTGTTTTGTTTCGCCTGCACCAGGTGTTGCACTTTCTGGTACTAGTGTAATGTTTACATCACTAAGTACCTTTGACAAATTATATGCTGGCTGATCTTCTAGTTTAACATCAAGCCCTGCTTTTAGCATTTCCATTGCTCTGTTGTTACGAACTTTTACAAAGTCATAATCTGTAATAGGAACAACATCTGCATTACAAGCCAAGAACTGGTTAAAGTCAATATAAGGCATGTCTTTCATACTAAAGCCTACAATAAGAGTTTTTACTCCATGAAGTGCTAGTGCCATTGAACCCTGCATACCATCATTAAGGAACACACGTTCTTCGTCTGCGGCATAACGCCCTTTTGCACCAAACACAAGACTGCTGTCAAAGTTCATTGCAATCTCAAACATACGCCACAAGTAAATTACTCGTTGTGCTTTCATGTTCATAGCAACAAGACTTTGATCTACAGCAAGTCCATTCATGACTGCTTCTTCTAAGTTATATGCTTGTAGTTGTACACCGTAAAGTACAGGTTTGCCTGTTTCAGGATCAATGATACTGTGCATAGCATCAAGTGCCATTTTAAATGCAGTAACAAAGTCTACTGTACCCATTGACTCAAGGTTAAGGGCACCTTTGCTAACATTCAAATTAGGAATAGTTGCACGTTTGATCAGCGATAGTTTACGCTGATAATCTTCAGGCTCTAAAAATTTGATAGGTGTTCGTTCTTCTTCCGGACCAAAGAAGATTGAAAGATCTTCTCCGTAGGCAGATTTAATGCTGTCAGCATATCCAAAGTTGATTGACTTTTTCCAGTTGTCTACATAATTGAATAGACTTACGTATGGTTCTTTCATTGTTTGTTTCCTTAGACTGTTTAAATTATCGGAACGTTTCTATGTTCCATATACAACAGGCTCATCACTATTGACTTATTGCCTCATTGTCTATACAGTATACGATATTAATCGAATAATGTCAATCGAATAATTGTCCAAAATTGTTATTTGCTTGTTCCATTGCACCATAATCTGTTGCTAGGTGTACTTCGCGTGGTACGAATAATCTATCCATATACTTTTTGATTTGTTGATGCTTCATTCCAATATCTTTACCAAAAAACATTCCGCGCTGATCAGCATTTGCAGGACGTCTTACTGCACTTACACAAACATAATCGCGATCTGCAAAGAAGTCGTATAAATCTTGAGGCTCATAACCAAACAAGTTGCACTGCTTAGGTACAATTTCAACTTGTACACTAGGACGACAGCGATCAATTGTATCTTTTGCGCCTTGTATAACTAGTAATTCACTACCTTCAACATCAATTTTAATTGCATCTACATCTTCAAAATTATAACTATCAATTGTACGTGCCGGAACAGGCACTAAGTTTTGACTATCTCGTAGTTTAACGTTTGAGCTATCTAGTACAACGTGATTGTGTCCACCGTGATCAGTATGATCTAAAATATCAATAGTACCTTCATTACGATTAGTTGCGGCAACTTCATGTACTGTAACATTTGCAACAACAGCCATATTTTGATGTACACCTTTGTAAGTATACCAACCAGCAGTTGCATCTTCATCTCTAAAGACGTTACCTGCTTCGTCAGTACCTTTCCAATATACACCCTTTAATTTTTGTTTTTGAGCAATAGCAATGTTTGCTTTTAACATTTTAAGTGTAGTAGGTGTAGGCTCAAATGATTCAACATTTTCTGCCCATTCACTATATGCAATAGTATTGTTGCCTACGTTAGCACCAACATCAATAATGCGTTTTGCATTAGGATAGATTGTTCTAATTAGACGAGAGTTGTTTCCTTGGTAATAAACATTGTTACCACTAAAACGTGGACCTTGCAAATTGTCATGAGCCAATAGCCAATAACAACGTCCAAACTTGTTTACAACAAGTCTAAACAGCGGATCATTGTACAATCCGCTTTCTTCTGCAAATCCAAAACTGTCTTGAAATTCTTGTGCTGAGATTTCAGCTGTAATTTTTTGCGGCATGTTACTCCTCCTTCGTTAACCAATGTTCGCATGTAATATTAATTATCTTGTGTCCATTTCTTATCAGCAAGTTTGTGGTATTCAGCCCAACGGATAAACAAACCTACTTCGCGACCGTGTGCTTCGATCTCCCAAGGAAGATCCCAGTAACTTACTTTTTTAGGATTATAAGTTTTACCATACCATTCGTCTTTTGAAGGATGCATTTCTCTGCGAGCAAACTGCTTAACATGTACCATTTCGTGTGCTACAGTTTCTAGCAAAGCACGTAGTGATTGAGTTTTATCAATTTCAATTTCAAAAGTTCGATTGTTATCAGCCTCTAAGCAATAGCCCAATGCTCCGTCTGGCTTGCAGAGTTTTATAGTGATGTCAAGTGTGTGCATACGTGGCATCAAATTTTTAATACAAAACTCAACTATAGACCTAGCATACCGGCGCTGTCTAGCTGTTCCACCAATAGTTTCGATTTGGTTCATAGTAAGTAGCCTTATAATGTTTATACACTATTATAACAACTACTACTATTTATGTCAAGCGTTTTTGGTAAAAATTCTTAAAAATACTCAAAATTTTGGCAATTTAAGTGTTTTGCAATAAATTTTGCACCATTTTTTAGGTGAAAATTCTTAGCCATTTCTGTTAACGGGCTTAATGTTACGTATCGTTTTACATCTGGATATTGTGATTTAATATGTTCTGCAACAGTAAATACAATGTCTCTTCCTGCACCTTTTTCGTAACTCCAAACGGTATAAAATACTGCAATATCTGTTCCTATATTGTTTAAATCATCTTCGTTTGTTGGAACTTCACTAGTATATGCTACACAAATGACTGCCCGTGGACCTTCGTGTAGCACAGGTGCTTCTGTAGCATATTGGTCTTCATATAATGCATATACTTCACGACCATTCCGTGTACGATCTTCCGCTGTAATATGTGGTCGAACAGGATCATCCTCGATTAGTTCTAGCACATCTTTAATATTTAATTTTTTTAACATTACCAAAATCCTAAGTTTCTACCGTTACCTGCGATAATCATCACACAGGTAACAATATGCAGTATAATCCAAAAGGTACGAAAAGCCAGAGCCTTTCTTACATCATCTTGTGATATAGGAAGAAACTCCGGCTTATCGTCATCTGTAATACCAATTGGCATTCCAACTGTACGAGCCCAGACTCTAAGATATCTGCGCTGGCCGCTCATTTATTGTCCTTGCAGATAGTTTAAACAATTATCTGGGGTAGACTCTTCGTATGGATCATTATCAGTGCCTTCGTTGTTGATGCCAGGTTCCTGCCACCACTTTTCAACTACACCGTCGTTAATGATACACATATAACGCCAACTGCGCAAACCAAATCCTAAATGGTTTTTACCAATCAACATACCCATAAAACGAGTAAAGTTTCCTGAACCGTCTGGAATAACTTTTACATTTTGAATATTCTGTGATTTAGCCCAAGCATTCATAACAAATGCATCGTTAACTGAAATACAGTATACTTCGTCAATATCATTATTACGGATAGCGTCATAATTTTCTTCAAAGCCTGGTAGTTGATATGTAGAGCAAGTAGGTGTAAATGCACCTGGTAAGCTAAACAATACAACTCTTTTGCCTTTAAAAAGATCATCGCTTCTTAAATCTTCCCAACGGTATGGGTTTGGTCCTTCAATACTTTCATCTCTAACTCGTGTGCGGAAAGTTACGCACGGAGGTTTAAAACCTTCAATCATAAACTGTGTGTCTCCTTGTAGTTTAATGTCTAATTGTAACATCATTATTTAATAATGTCAAGTAGATATGCCACTCAAATATGGTAAATATAAGCATAGGTGAAGGATGAATTATGGATTTTTTTACATTAGCTAAAGATGTTGGTTTTCCAATCGCTGGCGCATTGGCAGCTGGCGGATTTGTTTTTCTAACATTAAAATTTATTTTAGCAGGAGTTACTGACTCAGTAACTACTCTCAAAAATATTATTAAACAATTGGATAATCGAGTTCAAACTATGAACAACGATTTAGTTAAAATTGATGCACTATTATCATATTCATTAGGCGTAAAACCCAATGTAGATCGTATTGCGGCAAATGAAGGCAAAGAAGATGCAAGACGTGATTAAAAACTTTAAAAAGGAAACAAAATGATTTACGAAAACATGAACGCACTAGTAGCAGAATTTTTAGATAGAGCAACTAATAAACAATGTGGAACATATAAATTACCAGAGCATACTTGTAGAACTTGGACTCATGACAAAGGTAAAAAATACCATTACCACAATTCGGGAGTATATCCAGATCAATCTACACTGTATTTTTTCGATGACAATTACAACCATGTGTATCAGAATTATTTCGACAGTAATATGACTGTAACATGGACAGAAAACGCAGGCGGATTCAGTAATTATCCACAACCAATCACACTAGATGAAAATGTTCATCAGCAACACTATACATACGAAGCCGTAGTAGATTCGTCAAGCACTACATCAAACAGTGTATCATACACTAACTCAGTAACAGTAGGCGTGAAGGTCAAAGTCGGCACTGACGATTTGTCTGTAGAAGGTAGTACTGAGATCACTCATTCACAAACCAATGAACATAGCCAGTCGGATACAACCGGGCAATCCAGTAAAGGAATCTACACTTTTCATTGGGACGAAAGTCCAGAGGTATATCCAGAAGGTTTTGAATTGTGGTGGGGAGTAAATAATTACCAACTCAAAACCAATCCAGCCGTAGAACTTGTGACAACATACACTGTTGATGCGACAAACGGATTTAAATTTGCTATTAATTGTGGTTACAAGAGAGAGGGAAGCGGAACACATCACACAACGCTGTTTGTAACGCTGAAGCCTTCAGATCTAGGTTATACTAGTAATGAATTTAAAGTTAAAGTGCCAACAATCTATAAAGTTGATTACCGAGATTCGTTCCCAACAATTATAAAGAAACCAATTAGGCAATAAGGAATAGACTATGATTAAAAACTTTAAAGATATTGTAGTACTAATGATTACATCTGGAGTACTGTTACTGTTAGGTGTTATTATTGTAGGCGACTACATTGTGGCACTAGAAGAAAATAGACCAGTTGATGAAAGTGTTATTACACTAATGAAGATGTCAGTCACAGGATTGATTGGTGTCATTGGTGGATATATTGGTGGAAGTAAGTAAAATGATTTGGATGGACTATAATGTAGAAAGTTTTGCAGACGGTAGTTTTACTGTCAAGGGTGATTGGCCTGGAGAAGTTATGGGCAAGAATCGAGACGGCAGCCCCAAAACTAATGCACTATATAGACCTGGCGATGTATTTGTTGTAGACGAAAACGGTATACTTAGAAAGTCAGATCATTTATCAACACTAATAATGAAATACGAAGAGGGCAAAAAACATGGAGCTAGATCTAGCACAAACAATTAAAGACTTAGGATTTCCTATTGTTGCCGCGGGCGGCATGGGATATTTTATCTACTTTATATGGGGTTGGGTAACGGAAACTATTGATCCAGTTATAGGCGAAACAATGGGTACACTTATTAAACTGGTTGATCGTGTACGAATGTTAGATAACGACATGATTCGTATGAATATGAAATTGTCAATGGTACTAGAACATAAACATTTGCTAGATAAAAATCTTACAGAAGAACAAGCAAAAGAACTAGAAAGCCTAGTTAACAAGTACCAAAGCCGTAGTCAAGTATTTGACTCCACTGGAAAAAAATAATGACAGACTCTGAAAAAGAATGCGATTGCGGTCACGAGTGTCATAGGGATAAAGATTGCGAACATTGTGTAAACGATGTATGCTTTAAGTGTAATTGTGATGATTGTAAGGACTAGTTAATACTTACTTACTTGTGGCGATAAAGACGCCGTTCCAGTCTTTAGGAAGTTCTTGAGTTTTCATATACTCACAGCGTTCAATCCACATTGTGTAATAACCTTCCATCTTGCCATCAAAGTGTCTCATTAATCTTTCGCAAAGCCAAATAGCTTCATCGAACTGCTGAGATCTATATGCTTCGTGCATTTGCTCATGTAGTTTTTGGCTCTTACGATCTGAAGTTTTATTCATACCATCAAGCACTGTATAAATGCTTAGTCCAACACTTTTACCTTTAACTTGTAAATCATCTACTTTGAGGTAGAAGAAATTGTTTTTGGTTGCTTCGTATGTGTTTTCTCCAACAAGTAATAAACATCCGTACTCTTTACACTTGCTTTCAATACGAGCGGCTGTACTGACTGCATCTCCAAGGACGTCATAGCTGTGTCTAGCCGTCGATCCCATTTCTCCAAGATAACCAAGACCAGTATTAATGCCAGCACCCATACCAACAGGGGGACGCCCCTCCGGAATAATAACTGTTTCATTAAATTTCTCCACTGCCTTTAACATGAGCAGTCCTGTTTCGACTGCTGTTCGAGGATGATGAGGATCATCAATAGGTGCATTGTGTACATGCATACTTGCATCACCAATGTATTTGATAACCATACCATCAGCATCAAGTATAGGCTGTGTGATGCTGTCCATATACCCATTCATAATGCGAGTAAGACCTTTTACATCATCACCAAACGATTCACCTAGTGGTGTAAAGCCACGTAGGTCTGAGAAACAAATTGAAACTTCTTTCTTCATACCGTCTTTGATTAAACTTGGATTTTCCTGTAGCATACGAACAACAGTTGGCGAAGCGTAACCTGCAAATTGTTTTTTGATTTTTTGTTTTTCAAAGAATTCGCTTACGAATCTATTGAATACTGCATGTAATCCTACAAGAATAACAGTTACTATTGGCATTGTTACATCTAAAAGGTATAGGTAGTTTGCCCATGCATAATGAGCAACATAAGCGAGTCCTCCCACAAATACAATTAATTTAATTCCAACTAACCAGTAAGGTGCAAATCGTCCAAGTAGCACAAGGGCTATGCCCAAGACTGCTGTTGTGATCAATTCTGCAAGTAGTGCCCAGTAAGGACGTTGAATTTGATCTCCGTCTATTACTGTTTGTAGGGTCACTGCTGATGGAATATAATTAAATTGTGGTCCAAGCGGACTAGCGATTAAACCGCCTATGCCTTCTGCGGTTACTCCGATTATAACAGTTTTGCCTTCTACAATACTTAGATCTTCTGTAGCTATGCTAACAGTTTCAAATTGTTTGTTCCAGCGTAACCAAACTTGTGCATTTGGATCTGTTTTTATTGTCGGATAACCTGGTACACGAATTGCCTCAATGCCGCCTTGGTTAGCTTTAACCTGATAACTAGGTGCTCCTGTTGCAAGTCGTATTACCTCCACTGCTAAAGCAGGGTACGTTTCATCCTGAACACGTACAAGGAGAGGTACTCTACGTACCACGCCGTCGATTTCTGGATTAGTGTTTAACACTCCTACACCGTCGGCATTTTCTCCTAGCAATGGTATTGGTCCTAACATCCCTGGCCATTCAAACATAAATGGCAACGGATCACCAATTTTCGCAACGCCTCTAGGGACAGCATTACGATTAACTCCAGACGTAGTTCCCGTTTGGGCAATAACTACACCGTTCCCTACAAGTGCTTCGGCTAATGTCATGTCGCCGCCAAGTCTATCAGACTCTGACATGATAATAGGTATCACTATAATACCAGCACCTGCTTCTCGAAGTCTCCAGACTATGTCTGCTAGAACATCTCGCTTCCAAGGCCATTGCCCGTACTTTTCAATAGCTGTTTCGTCGATGGTGACTACCGCAATATCTTGGGATAATAGTGGCTGATCCGATGTTTGAAGTAGATCAAATTGCTTCAGCCGAGCCGTTTGGACAAGGGTACCATCCCCGTAGTGTATGAGTATCATAACTACAGCCGTTACAAACGCTATTGTCCAATGTGTGATATACTTCGTCATACAGTATTTAGCACTCATGACGAGAGGCACAGTAGCTTCCATAACGAGGGTAACGTTATTAAATGCGGAGAACTAACTGTGCCTCTCTACAGTTATTTACTTAGAACTTAATTACCAATCCTGCAGAAATGGCATTAGTTGAACCTAAGTCTGTCATGCTTCTTGTGCCTTCTACTCTCCAAGTAACATCGCCTGTATCTTTTTCTAAGCCTAATGAAATATCATTAACACCGTCTGTGTGATGCATTGCCGTAAAGTCAACTAGTCCTAGATCGCCACGTAGTCCTACAGTACCATAACCATACATTTCATCTGTTTCTGCTACTGTTCTAGCACTCTGGATTGAACCTGCTTCTTCATAACCGTCCATTGTACGCTTACCACGTGTGTAACCGAACACAGGATTTACTTTGCCTGTTTCTGGTGAGTACATAATTCTAGCACTTGTGTCTGTACCTGCTGTTTTGCCTGTATTAGCAAAGTCGCCGATAGTACGTGACATTGTGTAGTCTGTCATTGCATGACGTAGTTCTACACTAACACCATCTCTAGCAACTCCACCAGCAAATGCTGTAGTTTCTGCATCAACCGAATCACCGTTACCTGTTAGAGCTGTGCCTAGTCTTGTAAAGCCACCTGAAATAGTAACACCGTTTTCTAGTTCTTTGTTACCACCAATAACGGCACCAGTTGTGCTACCGCTCATGCCATTGTCGTACTTGCTGTTAGATCTAATACCTTGAATGTTTTTGAAGTCTAACGTTCTTAGTGTGCTACCTACAACGTCTTGTGCAGTTGCCGCTTGATCAATACGTCCTGTGAATGATCCTGGATCAGTTACAGTTGTTACGATGTCGCTAGTTGTGTCTGTTCTAGCAGTTTCTACACCATCTGTGTAAGTAATAATTTCCATTGGTGTTGTAACAGTTGTTGTTTTTTCTCTGTCAATAGTTTGCACAGTAACAGTTTCACTTGCTGTGTGGTGTGTGATACTTGCTGTTAGTACAGGACGATCTGTGTCTACAACAGGATCACTGTAGGTGATAACTGGCTCACTTCCACCACTTGCCGCATCAGTTGCTGAACCAACATCTTCAACTGTACCCCAGCTGTCTGTTGTTGTAGTGTCACCACCACCTGCTCCGCCTTCTACAGCATCACTTGCCGCATCAAATGCACTTGGTCCAAAGATATAAGCATAACTTGCTGTTAAAATATCGCCTGTGCTAACACCTGTCCAAGTCCAACTAATACCAATGGTGTCATCACCAGTACCATAGTTTACAGGATTGCCATCTGCATCTGTATAGTTTGTACCTTCATATCCGTCTGCTTCTTGTGTCCACCCTTCAACACCTGCTGTTACGTTTGTGTCTGTTGTGTAGATACCCAGTGCATAACGACTTACAGTTGCTTCTGAGAACGCAACGTTTGTGCTTGGAATAACACCATAACCTAGTACGTTGTCTGTTGCTGAACTATCGCCAGGCATACCTTGGCTGTCTGGATCGATATACTTACCAAATGATAGTGTTGTTGCATCAGTTAACATTGTTATACTTGATGAAATATCTACATATGGTGTTGCTGGTGCAAGTGAATAAGTGTTTGTAATATTAAACACACTATCTACTCCGCCTGTCCAACTTAAACTGTTTTCACCGTCTGTAAGTCCGTTGCCGTCATTTGCGATTGCAGTACCGCTGGCATTGTTATTATAGTAGTTTGTGCCATCTACTTTAACACTAAAACCGTCAAACGGTGATCCTGGTGTTAGGTAGTCGTAACTTGGATTGAATGTACCTGTACCTGTTGGATCAAATAATAGTCCTGGGCTTGTGCCGCCTCCTGAACCAAATGTACCTGCTGTTCCGTTTACTCCTGCACGTACCCATTCGTTTTCAAGTATACCCATACCAGTTACGCTCGAATTCATGCTTGATGTGTCGGCTAGAGCCGTAGTTGAAAGCAAAGCCGCCAGAACGGCGCTTGCCAAAAGTTTCTTTTTCATGTTGTTACCCTCGTTATGGACGTTTTGCCCTCGTCCTACTATTATTTATTGTACAATGATTTTACATTATCATATATGTTAATCACAAACTTTGTAAGAACACGGGTTAAGCATACGATCCCATTGCGGTCCTACGTTTTCCCAATACATCTGACTTGTGCCACTGTATGCAAATATGCCATACAGCATTAGGAAAAGGAAGGTTACCATTACAATACTAGTTTTCCACATCACGGTTATCCCATGGTGCTGTTTCGTAGCATCCTGCTGGCAGTTTATCTTTGTAACTTACACCTGCTCTAAAGCCGTCACCTGTGCGTTCAATGTATGCACTTTCAAATGGCATTTCACGAGGCTTACCCCAACACTTGTTTAGACTTTGTCCTGGAAATCTATAGCGTGGATTGTGCTTAAGAAAATCACGCATCTCTGCTAGTTTTACAGCGTTGTCACCTGTCTTCCAATCAAAGTAACAAGCACTGGCTCTGTTATAGTCTGGTGCGAACTGTTGTACACACTGTTTCATTATTTCGTTGTTTTTGTTAGCCCAAGCGGGTGATACGAAAAGTACCGCCAGAGCTATGCCCATTAAAATATATTTCATTTTTTTGCCCTCCAAAAATATATTATTGTGAGACTGTAACTATACAGCCTCCTACATTGCCACAACTTATTGTAGCGTATGATCCTGTGTCAGCATTGCCGTAGGTGTCTCCACCGTTTTGATTTAGTGTAAAATCTGTAGGTCCTGATGCACTGCTTGAAAATAGTACATAAGCATTGTTTTGTGTTGCGCCTGTTTGATTGATATCTACTTTGTTACCGTCTGTATAAAGACTAACAGTTGCTTTGTGATCAGCACTATCGCTGTTTTGAAATATGTCTACTGTATTATTAGACTCAGTATCGTGTGTATAGACCCAACTTAGATGTCCGTTGGCACCACCTGTGCCTGTTTGAAGTGTAGTCAAACTATTGTCGTCTCCACGGAATCTAACATTACTAGTGTGTCCTGCTGAACTACCACTGTTGTTGCGTTGTGTAATATCTACTGTATTACCATTGCCGTCTAGTTCTATCCTTGATGAATGATATCCGTAACTATCTGTATCGTATCCGCCAGCGGTTGTACGCTCTTGATTTACTGCGACATCATTGTTAGTACCATTTATATCCATTCGGATCAAATTGTTGCCTTCATAGCCTTGATTGATTACGACTGTATTATTAGCACCGTCGATAGGAGCATCTACAGTTGTATAACCTTTTACTTGATTGTTAGAACCTTTTTGGTCAACAGTCAACACAAGGTTATCGCCTGCTTGATCAATGTATATTTCGTTAGCCCAACTAGTTTGACTGAACAATGTCAATGCTATTATTAGTGCTCGTGCCCAAACGGTAGTCATAAGTAGCAAAGTCTCCTTGTTGTACATTAAGTGAATAACCATATTGATCATGCATCTTAATGCTGATGTAATTGTTGCCGCCATTGTCTTCCCTCGTCCAATGCCAACCTGTGCCTGTTTTGTTTAGCCTTATGCCTGTCTCTGGATTAAATCCATACATACTTGAATCTTCTTCTTTAAGTAATGTTTCATTTTGCCTGTCCAGTTCACTCTTAAAAATAGCCATCAGCGCGGCATTGAGTTGATCTAGCATATCGTATAGTAATTCGCCTAGTAAGTAATCACTTTCATCTAATGTTGTTACCCATATGTCGTCAACATTCAAAGCATCATCAGATAAACCGTCAAACTCTAAAAAGTCAAGTCCTAGGAAATCGTACATAGCCATTGATCTTTTTTTAATTTCATATTCTTCTTCTTGATATGGATTACGCTTACGAAGTATTAGTAATTGATTAATCATACTTTCATCTATATCTAATAATAAAGGGGGAGATGGAGGTTGCATCCTAGTGGAAGTCATGGTTGATTGGAAGGCTTGATTCATGACGACAAAGCCCGCATCGGTTTGCACTTCTATCTCACCTGTGTAACAGTAACCTGTTACATCACATGAAGGTAGAAGAGTAATCATACTACCACCCATCTCATCTACTACTATTACAAAATCGGTTCCCCTAACTCCGATTGTAGCAGACGGCGTTTTGATCTTAACATTCTGTTGGTAACGTTTTGCTATTTGCCCTGAAGCATAACGTACACCTCCCAGTGTTGCCTTGATCGATAGTGAACCAACATCGTTTGCAGGATCGTATACAAATTCGTCAATAGTTAATCTAGCATGTTCTGTTAAATCAACTCTTGTTTCGTCTTTGAAATCGATTCTCATACGACCATTGGCTGTGACGGCGGTATCGTTCATTTCGATACCTACGCCACTTGTGCCCTCAATTACATCCTTGCCTCTTTCAATAGCACCACTGCCTTTAATTTCGCCAATCGCACCTGCAGGAACTGCGATAGCGGCAGATGGCATATATAAGCCAATCAGGATAGTAATAAGTGAAGCTCTAAACATTAGTCACTCTGTGTTATATCCACATCATGATTGTCGCCGCTGAATGTAGCATTTACGGTATTATCGTTAATACCGCTTTGATTAATATCATACGTGCTACCACCACCGGTGACGCTCAATGTAACTGAATGTCCGTTAGTATTTCCATCACCACTTGAGTCAATAGTAACTGCAACTCCCTCATCTCCGTTAGCACTGGTTGTTGCTAGACTTGAAGAGTTGTTAATTGTTACAGCAAGTGCTACACTTTCCCCATCAACTGTTGTATCTATGATGTTGTTGTCACCTGTTACAGTAAATGCTATAGTTGAACCATCTGAATTAGATGTACCACCAATAGCAAAAGTGAAGTCGTTAGTATCTCCTGTAGTTGTAATGTTTAGTGTTATGTTTTCACAATTTACTCCACCACTATCACAAGTAAGGTCTACAGTGTTATAATCACCTGTAAAACTCCAAGTACCTGTGTATGTGTTACCATTAATAATAGCGGCAATGTCGTTGTTATTTCCGGTTTGAGTAATTGAAAATGTCATATCGTCCCCGTCAAGATCAATATCAGCTGTGCTATCACCGAACTGATTACTCGATCCATCTTGTACAATGTCTAGGTCTAGATTATCCCCAACTTGGTCGATATATATTTCGTTAGCCGCGGATGGTCCAGGTACCATTAACAATGCTAGGAACAGCATTATTAGGTATTGTTTCATTTAGTTTTTCCCTCATTTCTTGAACTTCCATAAAGTCCTCTCTTTTCCCTCATAAATTAATTCAATTACGCCGGCCTCTATGGCGGCCCTAACTGCATAATTGACTGGTTCATTGACCGAGTACCCTGTTTCTGTTTCAACTAATTTAGTACCTAAGTCAAAGAACTTGAATACATCCGCTCCGGATCTATAACTGGCTATCGTCTTTTGCGTAGCCACGCTCATTAGTACTCGCCCAGTACTAACGCTCACAAGGCGCATTACAACAGTAACATTATCTACACGATACTCTGTTTGTGCGCCTATTCCTAAATATCTTGCACCTGCACCACCCATGGTAACATTGCTGTCATATCCTACTATTCCGCCTTCTAAAATTAATCCTGCAAATACCATTGGCTTTAACGGAGTAGGACCTTCCTTTAAATCTTTTTCATAATTGTCTCTTGTGTTACGTATTAATTGACGTTCTTTAATTAAGTTATCCATACCAACACGCTCAACTACATCAAACCAAGTGCCACTACCTACATCTTGTAGTGCTTTAATAACCCAAACTTCAGCACCCTGTGTTACAGCTGAACTTAGGTTAGCAATATGGTCTGCTGGTTTGCGCTGTCCTGTTTTATCTTGAAAACTGTATACAGCAATAGTAATTTTCTTACCATCTAACTCTGGTACTGCATTCATTCTATCTGCAAGTGGAGCTCTCTGTACAGTTGCAGGACCTGCATTGTCTTTAATATTTAGGCTTTCTTGCATAGTACTACATCCGCCAAGTAGTACTAAGGATATTGCTAATATTAATGCTTTCATTAGAAATTAAACTCCCCTGATCCTGGGATAGTAATTTCTGTTGTACTACCATCTGCATCTACAACAACAAGGTTAATACTTCCTGTAGTTGTGTCTTTGGTCCAAGTAATAGTTGAACCTTCTATTTCTGCTGTTCCTGTTGTAGGACAAGTTGCACCACTAGCATCTGAACAGGTAGCAAACATATTGTCTACCATCTGCTTAGATAGTGTTGCGTATATACGTGATTCTACGTTTTTAAGAAATTTGTTTAAGGTTGTGTTTTCTAGCTCTCTTGCTAGACGATCTTCTTCAGCTCTACGCTTATCTGCTAGATCCTGTTTACGATTATGCTGGAGTTGTTCTACACTTAGAACGTGTGTACTGTAACCGTTTCCATAATGAAATGCTGGCGATTTAAAACCCCAACCTAATTCACTTGCATTTGCTGTAACTGTAGCTGAAATCAGGATTCCAGTAAGTATAATAAGTTTCTTCATGATTGCCCTCCATGAGAATTATTGCCCAATCTATCTCATATACATATTTATATTAATTATGGAGGATTTTAGTTGGAGTATTATGTGAAGCCTAATAAAGTATAGCCCTCACGCTGTACATTACTAACTTATTTATTATAATTTAGGGAAAAGCATATCAGTACAAAACTTGTCTACATCTGCTTCTGCAAGTCCTAATGATTTCATTACACGAGGAGTATGTGGATTTTGTTGCTGGTTATGACAATAATAGTTTTGACCGGCTGTAACAATATCAACGTTACCTGAACCATTATACTCACCTACTTGGTCTAAGTATTCGTATAGATTGTTAAGTGCAAGATCAATAATAACTGCTGACTCTTCTTCTCGTACATTGCTTGCCGCAACCATACTAGGAGTAAAGATGTTAGTTGCCCATTCAGGTAGTTCTCTTTTCTTTTCAGGTATAAAGTCTTTTACTGAATGTTCATACCAGTTGATCATTGGATGATTAGGATTTGATGTTGGACTAAAATCATGGAATGCACCCGTCATCTTATTTTTGCCTGCAATTACATCAAAGCCATAAATCGGTGCATCATTGTTAAGTTGTGGGAAAATGCAAACATGCATCATCCATAAACCTTTTGTATCTCTAGCATCAACTACGTCGATGTGCGCCCTACGGACATCTTCGTTTTGCCAAACTCTATTAATCCAACCACCATCGGGTTGATTAAAATGTTCCATTCCTGGTTCATTTATTTCAACACCGTGGTGGTCAAATGCTTGAATGATTTGGTCTTTACATTCGATGAGCTGATTCCAGATCATACTAGTAGCTTAGATCGTTTAGTTGCTCAAAAATCTTAATAGAAAATTCAAATGCTTTATTAGCTTCGTCGGCCATACTGTCTTTTGTACGCTTACGAATAGCATTTTTCATTTCATCGACACTGTGTGTCATATCAGCAAACTGATACATTTTACCTGACCCAGGTACTTTTGCGGCAATCATTTGTCCACCGCTCAAGTCGCCCATATGTCTTACATAAACATGTGCCATTAGTTTATCTTTGTCGTGCTGACAATTTTTAATAATATGGCTTCTGTATTCTTCGACTGCGTCTACAGTAACAGGTGGATTATCTGCATCACCCCCTAATTCGATAAAGTCTGCCATAATATCATCAGCTTGTGTTAAGCCATCTAGTGGTAGATCATCATCTGGCATAGATAGGTCTTGTGGACCAAATACGCCCATACTTAATGCAACATCTTCTAGTACATCATATACCAGCCACATGTTCCACAAATATGTTTTATATTCTGCGTCGCTCATTTCACCCGACATCATTTTTCTTGCGAATTCTTGACGTTCTGCGTTCTGGTGAGCGGCCTGCGTTAAACTTGCTAAACTCATTTTTTACTCCTTATGTAAAAGTTAATCATTCTATACAGTGTATTTATATTATTCTTTTTCAATTGCTACTTGTAACGGGAAACCATGTTCTCGAGAAAGTTTAGTTGCTTCTACTGATTTTTGCTCTGCAATCTCATATGTATACAGTCCTACTACAGCAGATCCTTTTGAATGAATGGCCATAGTTAGTTCTTGTGCTGTTTGAAAAGAATGTTTAAATATTTCAGATAAGATTTCTACAACAAAATCCATAGGAGTAACATTATCATTTAAAATGATAACTTTAAATTTGCCTGGATCAAGGACTACTTCTTTAATCTGTTCTTCAATTACAACATCAGTATTTGTACTCATTTAATTCTCCTTAGATGGGGGAGTTGTTACACTCCCCCTAGACTTTCTGTTTACTTGCTATCGTTTTCAATTACATCGTGTGCTTCCTGCACATGACCATTCCAGTCAGTAATTTCAATACGCTTAGGCTTTAGTGCTTCCGGTACTTCACGCTTTAGATGAATGTTAAGCATACCTAGTTCAAGGCCTGCGCTAACTACATCGACGTGATCAGCAAGTGTAAACTCTCTACGGAAGTTGCGTCCGCCGATTCCTTTATGTAGGTAGTTTACTTCTTCGCCTCCCTTAGGAGCGATACCTTCAATCTTAAGAATGTTACCATCTTTTTCAACTGTAAGATTATCCATACCAAAGCCAGCGACTGCCAATGAGATCATATACTCATCGTCGTTGATCTGTGCTATGTTGTATGGTGGGTAACCGTTTGATTGTGAATTAGCAAAGTTTCTTTCTAATTCGTTAAACATTCTATCAAAGCCAATTGTTGCTCTGTGGAATGAAGGTAGGTCTAGAGTTGTTAGTCTTGTCATGTTTTTTCTCCTTTAATAAGCAAGATTAATATTAGAGTCCCTTATGGGCACTCCAGTAAAAGCAGGATTCGTTCCTGTTCCTACATTATTATTTATACACTCAATCATCAGTATTGTCAAGAATTGAATGTGAAAATACTGAAAATTTTGACATTTCTTCCATTTTTAGGCGTATTTCTAATCTACGTTTAGGGATATACAAGTATGTTTTACCGTATTTTGGATCAATCATAGGAACACTTACACTACGTTTTGCATCCATTGTCATTTCTTTTACAAAATTTGGATTTTCCTTTTGCATTACTTTTAGTAAACAATAATGTACTTTCTGTTCTTTCTTTTCTCTTACTGCGCATAGTATATGTAGGTTATTTGTTGCCTTAATCTTTTCAACAAAAGGGTCTACAAACATATCTTTGAGAGCAGAAAAATCTTTTCTCTCAAATAGTTTTGCAAAATTATCGTTTTCTAGTTTATTATTTTGTAAGATACTTGCTTCAGTTGTTGTACCGTTTAGATTTTGAGAGCTTAAACCTTTTACATCAATTTCAATTCCGGGTGCTCGAACATCGATAACATTTTTACCTGCACCTACCCAGTCACCTCCGTCAATACTATCAGCAACAGCATATTCCCATGTTTCTTTTGCTAATTGAATAGGCCGTCCCTTTTTAATAAACGGAGCATAGTAAGAATACATTTCGTTAGCAAACCTCTTTGCAAAGGATTTACCGATAAGATTCTCATGGTCCTCTACAGGAACTGGAACGTAATAGATCATGTTAGATTGCCTTTAGTTTGCGTATACTGCGTTAAATTGTTGTGTGCAACGTACAAAGGTTGTGCATTTACTAAGTTGTTTTAGTTTTTTGGCGCCTGCATATGTACAAGTTGAACGGATACCTCCGAGCAAGTCTTGTACTGTCCGTGCTACTTCTCCCCTGTAAGGCACAAGAACTGTTCGTCCTTCACTGCTACGGTACTCCTTTAGTCCGCCAAAATGTTTATCGTTTGCAGTATCACTGCTCATTCCGTAGAATTGTATAAACTTTTTAGTTTCTATAACTTTCTCAAATCCACCTGGTGTGCCTTGACTCATTTCATAGTTACGTTCATTTGTTTCGTAATATTTTGTAATTACTTCGCCGCCACCTTCATCGTGTCCAGCAAGCATACCACCAAGCATTACAAAGTCTGCACCTGCGGCAAATGCCTTAGCAACATCACCAGGACAAGTGCATCCACCATCAGCGATGATGTGACCACCAAGCCCGTGAGCCGCATCTGCACACTCAATAACTGCCGATAACTGAGGATAACCCACGCCAGTTTGAATACGAGTTGTACACACAGAACCAGGGCCAATGCCCACTTTAACAATATCAGCTCCAGCAAGAATCAATTCCTCCGTCATTTCGCCTGTTACTACATTTCCGGCGATGATTACAATATTTGGATACTGGTTTCTTAATTTGCGAATAAAGTCTGCAAATCGTTCAGAATATCCATTTGCTACGTCTACACAGACGTATTTTAAATTTCCATCTGCTTGTGAGTATACTCGCATAAACTTACCCATATCATGATCAGTAATACCTATACTCATAGCTACATTATCTGTACGCTCTTTGATACCTGCATTAAAGTAATCAACTAGGTTTTCAACTGGATATGTTTTAACTAGACAAGTAAACATATTGCCTTCTGCAAGTTTATCTGCCATCTCCATAGTACCAACACCATCCATATTGGCCGCCATAATAGGAATACCACGATACTGATAGTCTTCTATGTTGTCTGGAAAGTCTGGAACGTAGTTACGAAATGTAAACTTGCGTTCTAAGTCTACTTCTTTGCGACTGCTTAGTGTGCTTCGCTTGGGACGAATAAGTACATCTTTATAATCTAACTTTGTGTCTTCTTCAAGTCGCATTTGGTTTAACTCCGTAATTGAAACTTATACTAATTCTATCATCTTTGGTTAAATTAGGCTGTACACTATGTTTAAGCCAACCAGGAAAAATATACAAAGCATCAGACATTGCTTTGTAAGTTGTTGCAGTACTTGTAAAATAATTTGGTTTTTCCATTGGAGGTAAAAAGTATTCGGCATTATCTCCTCTTTCAAAAAAGATGTTGCCTTGTTCAGGTGTACTTTTTACATAGTATACTCCACTTAGGAGTGCACCAGCGTGATTATGCAAGTGATTATATGCACCTGGTTTATTAATGTTAATCCAAATATTCTGTACCTGCAATTCTGGAAGATCTGCTTGTACTGAACAATTGTGAATTTGTTCGTTTAATACAGATACAAGTTTATCAAATTCCTCACAATCACCATGTCGAATAGGATTACTTTGCCATCCTAGATAATTTGATATTTGTACACCAGTGTCAACTGCCATTCGATCGTATGCAAATAATGAGATAGCTTCATTATCTACACCCGACAACATTCCTGACCAGATAACACTGGGAAACCACTGTTCGGCAGTAAGTGTCATTTTTAATAGCCTTGTTCTTGCTTACGTTTTTCAACTGCTTTAAGCCAGCGTTTACGTCCTGCGGCTTTTGCTTTTTTACGTGTTTCGCTTGGTTTTTCGTAATGTTGACGTTCTTTATATTCTTGTAAAATGCCGGCATCTTGTACTTTCTTTTTGAAAATACGCAATGCTTTAGTAACATCACCATTTCTTACTTCTACAGTAAGTCCTGTTACACCGTTATCATTGTTTCTAGGTTTAAAAGGTTTGTTGCCTCTATTATTGTGATATGCCAAAATAATTTACTCCTTCCATAAATTGTTTAAGTTCGTATATTCTGTTCACGTTAATTATATTATACACTGATTGTGCCTCATTTGTCAAGTAAAAAGTTTTACCAAAACTTAACAAATATCCAATTAACCACGTATTGTCTTTTGTGTTATCAATATCTAATATAATATAGTCAACACTTTGTGCAACATCTAATAGCCATTTGGCATCTAGAGGATTACCTTCAAAAAGATATAAATTGATTGGATTTGTAAGTTTGTTTGCTTGTGTGTTAAAGTCTTCTTTAACAGAGTCACCCGGATTTACTAATAGTAAACTAGGATTTGAATTGAATAGTTTGTCAGGTGCTGTAATAAGGTTAATAATTGTATTAGACATTAAACTTACTTATTGTCTGCACGTGACAATTTATTCCAAATTGAATTCTCACTTTGTTCCTCGTTTTGTACGTATGAGTTCTTTACATATTTGGCCCAAGGAAGATCTTCTATTCTTCCTGAGATATAAGCATGTTTCCAATCTTTTAGATTTTGATCTGGATTTTCGTCTTTCCATTTACGCTTTGCTTCAACCCATTCAGCGTCAGTTTCTTGCTCTGTTACTTTTTGAGCTCGAATGTCTACTTCTTCTTTTTGAACAGCTTCTTCGGCAGCCTCTACCCATTTATTCCAATTCTCTAGGTCGTTTGACTCTTCCGACGATTCTAACTCTTTTTTTTCGATTGGATTAGACGTTTTTTCTTCTTCTAAGTATTCTTGATGTTTGATTTCATCAGCCTGTACTTTAGACTGTTCCACTCTGTCATCTGTGTGATAAGACTTGGCAATATCATCTTTTGATAGAACGTCTCTGCTATCATCATCTGTTGTAGTAGTATTTGTTGTAACATTTAATTTTCTTTCTTTTTCTGTAGCCACAACTGGATCAGCTTCATCTTGTGCTTCAACTGTTTCGCTGGGTTGTGCTTTAGGCAGGCTTGTATCAACTTGCTCTGTCTCTTCTCTATCTTCTCGTTGGTCGTTTTCATCCGCATCCTCCTTAAGATCATCAATATTATAGCCAGGGTTGTCAACTATACGCTGTGCCCTTGCTTGTTCATATTCCTGTCTCTCGAGCCGAAGACGGTCACCGCTGTCATCTTCAAGTTGTTTGCGTCTAAACTCAAAGGTATATTGGCTTGCTATCAGCAATAAGACTGCTAGTGGGTCAAATACAAAGATAATAATAATTATTACCCAACGTACAGCGTCTTCAAGCATATTGTTATCTGCGTTTTCGCCATATACAAATTCAGCAATGTATTTAATCGGACCTACTTCTGCTTCTAATTTACGATACTCACCTTCTAATGCATATTTTTCTTCTGTAAGCGTATTGATTTCTGCATTAGCAGTTTTAATACGAGCATTCTGCTCATCAACTTGGGCATCAATTTCAGCAGTTTTATCTGTTGTGCCTAATTGATTACGCAGGCGATTGATTAGTGTATTTGACTGTGCAATTTGATCTTCTGCGCTTTTGCGTAGTCTTGCAATTTCATCACGTGCCGCTTTTACAGTAGGTGAATTTGCGGATTCTTGAATCTTTTGTAACCATTCGTTACGCTCTGCACGTTTAGCGTCTTGCCATGCTGTAAACGCCGCGGCTGTCTTAGGACCATAAGCACCATCTGTTGCTGTACCTACCATGCCCTGTGCTTTTTTGATTTCTCCTGCGTCAATGTAACCTTGTAGTGTTGCAAGTTCTCCATCAATGCGGTCAAGTTCTTGTTGGAACAATGCAGTAACGCCTGCAATAATTGTATTTTGTTCTGCAATAGCAGGATCAATTCGATCGTATGCTGTGTCAATACGCACCTGCTCTTTATCAATCTGTGATTGAATATTAGCATCGTTTCCTGTACCACTAGTTTCTAATTTAGTAATTTGTTCTTCTGCACGTTTAATAATATTAGTTTGTCTATCTATTTCTAAAGTTAAACGTTCAACTTGTGCTACGCTTTCTTCACCTGCACTCGTTTGTTCAATGTGTGCTTTTGATAGAAAGCCAAAGATGCCCATACTTGTAATGAACATCAAAATCAATACAGCTAATGCGAGATACGTTCGCAACCACCATTTTGCTTGTGACCAATACTTGTGTAACCAAACTGCTGTTACGAGTTTGCCAACTTCTAATGCACCACCCATAATCATAATAGGAAGTGCGGCCGCGGCAAAGATTGCCACCAGACCTGCTACTGAATAATATATTGCTACTGCTGATATAGTAAGAGCAGTAATTAAAACTAAAATACCTAATGCCAAATTTGTTTCCTCGTAGTATATTTATCTGACAAAGCGCCAGGTATTATCAACTGCGTTTATACATGCAGTTTCTTGGAAGTTGCGGTCTTTACCATTGTAATAAATTTCACTCTGTAATACTCTACAATAACCACTCCCCTGAGGATAGCTCATCGCAACTCGCACCTGTCCTCTTGCTCCAGTATTACCATTATACCAATTAGTAACTTCACCTGCTTTAAGATTGTTTAATGCAAAAAATACTGCTTGTTCTTGCTGTTTTTGATCCCAAGCGGTCATTTTATGAGTTGACCATTTTAGATAATTCATTGCAACAACTATTGAACTACTTGGACTAGAGTAATCCGCATTAGTACTTGCATATGTACTTCGGCTGTTAGTATTAGATGTCGTTCCACATGCACTTAAAAATAGCACACTACTTATAAGGATGATTAACGATTTCCCAACTGCCGTCAAACTTTTGACAAATGTACCCACGTTGCTTCTCCAATCGGTTATTAATTCTAATATCATACCAATGTTCTCTGCAATTCTTTGCAATATCACTATATGACAAAAAGTGTTTGTCTTCAGGATTATCAGTACAACTAACATCTATCCTACTGTTTGCTTTAGTGCCGTCTTGCAGAGTATACTGACTTTTAGTATGGCAATATTGAGGTTGGAACTGTGCCATTACCGGTGTTTCAGGTGTACTTGAGCAGGCTGACATTGCCAGCACTGCTGTAACAAGTAATGTACCTTTAGCCGTTGTTTGCAACAACTTTAGCATTTTTAGCCTCCTGAACAAGTGCATCAAAAATTTCTTTGTTCAATCTAAGTTTCACAAAGGTATACATTTTACCTTGGTACTTAAATGTCCCAGTTTCTTTTGCAATATGTTCACGGATAGTTGTGTTCTTAACTTCATAACTGATCATTGTGCTAGTTTGTCTAGACTCTGAACCATTGTTATCGTTAAATTGCAGTTTAGTTGTAGAGTTTACTTCACTGTTAATACGTTTTGCAAAGTTATTCATTGCAATAGCATACATTTGTTCTTCAGCGGCTTGTACAAAAATACTTTCGCCGGCGCCACAAGCATATGCATATTCTTGTTTCCACCAAAAGTATCCGCTTACGCCTGACTCTACACAGTTTGCATACCATTTAGGTTGTGCATATTCGTCACGTTCAGCAATAGTTGTATAAGTTGAGCAAGCACCTAGCATAGATACAAGTGCTCCTACTGCCGCTAGTTTAATAATGCCTTTCATTTAAGCCTCCATAGCCTTTTTGTTAATGTTCTCTTATTATAAGACAGGTTAACATTAAAGTCAACCTATTTTGGTAAAGTTAATCTGCTCTGTAGAAAATATGAGTATCAATGCGGCCAACTAGTCTAAATGAACGAGCCCACGCTGGATCTACATAGGTTGCATGATAGTGAGTAGCACCTTGTGATACTCCTACAAATCGATCTTTGCGAAGTATTTGCCATGCAAGTAATTTAGCAGATTCCCATGCTACACGATTTTTTGGTTCGTCTGACTTTCCGTCACAGTACCAACTAAATTGACAACGATTACGAATTGGATGAAATACAGCATCATCTGGATCAGGTGTTTGACGTGTCTTCCAGCTTTCTTTGATTGGACCGTCGTGAACTACTTCGCATATTGTGTTTGGGTAGCGTCTGTCTTTTACACGGTTAAGAACAACATCGGCTACTGCGGCTTGTCCTGCTAGACTTTCATTTCGTGCTTCGTGATAGATATTCATTGCCAAACAATGTATTTGTGGAGTATCAGTTTTTGTTACAAGCGGCGTTGGTTTTGCAAAGTTTGTGTCTGCATTTGAATTGCCTGCGGCAAAGGACATTGCTATACCAAGTGTCAAAAAGAATAGTGCTGTTGATATTTTCATAATTTGTTTCATATACTATTTAAAGTATGCTCCCTTATATATAAAGTGCTAAGTTTAGTTTCTACGCATTTGTGCTATTTCAGTAGCTTGTTTTTGTCCTGTTTTATCATCATCGTCTGCAAATACAGGAACAAGATTAGATTTATGCATCATTGCAATGCCTACTAGTTTACGCTCGCCTGTATACTTCATAGATTCTTTCTTTGTGCAAGGAGAAAAACTATCACTACCTCGACTAGGAATATATGGAGTTTCTCTTTGATAAGTTGGATTAGTTTGCCAGTTGAAGGAGTTGTCTGTAGATGTAACTTTTGTTTTAGGTTTATATCTACCATGAACATAGTCAACATACTCTTCAAACGTCATCATATTATTATGACATCCTAAACGTTTCATTTGTTTGTTGTGTTCTTTGTGATCTTTTTGCAAACGTTCTAATTTGCCAGCAGTCATTTTAGCTGATTTCTTCTTACGAGTATTAAGTGTAGTCATTCCTCGTACTAGATGCATCGTCATTGTGCCGCTCCTGTATTAAACATATGTTAATAATATAGTCGACGCGGCACAATGTCAAGTTATTTTGGTAAAATTACTTATGCGGCGTATGCTCTTCTTTTTAAGATCTTATACGTTGCTTGAGGTCTACCTGGCATGTCGTTTGAGTTAGACTCTACTACTCTTACATCAAAACCAGCTTCTCTTAGCTCAGTTAATCTTGCACCTGGGCTCATAATGTCTAGTTTGTCTTCTAGATCGTGTGTAGTAAATGTTTTACCATTTCCCCAGTAGTTTTGTAAGATTTGTTGATTTTGCGTTCCTTCTTTAAAGAATGTAACGCCTTTTACTTTAGATTTAGCCATGTTGGCTCCTTTCGTTATAAAAAAAGAGCTCAAAAGAGCTCTTTTTATTGTTTCTAGTTTAGTTATATTAAACATATTAAGTATAATATATACTATAACATAGAGAAAGTCAACCTATTTTGGTTAAGTATTTTTTGAATTTTTACGTGCTGGCGGCGCCTTTTTTGGTTCTACAGTTTCAGACGTATCGCGTACAGGCCTATTACTAGGTGTTGTAACTGCGGTACCTTTTCTCAATGATTTTTTAGACATTTTATTTGCTTTCCATTAATTTAACTGCGGCATCATAGTCTTCTTGACTTACAATACCTTCGCGAAGTAGTTTTGCTCTATTAGCCATATGCTTCATTTGAACTTCGTCTTTTGATCCGCCAAAGTATGCTACTGCATGTCCTTCTTCAATTAGTATATCTGTTACTTTACGTCCGTCTGGTACACGAAAGTCTCCTAGAATACGTCCAAACTTGCCTTTCATATCTTCGCCGTGTTTGTCTTCAGTAGTAATAAGTTTACCACCTTGCTTCATAAGCTCTTTTAGTCTTGCTTTTGCCGCTTCGCCAAACAAGTCCTCTACTCTATCACTTGTGCGTGACTCGGGCGTGTCAATGCCCATAATACGCACACGCTCATCTTTTAAACAAACACCAAACCCTAGATCGATATCTACGTCTACAGTGTCCCCGTCGACTATTTTAATGACTGTCACGTCGTATTCATTTTGTTGCATTTTGCCCTCCAAAAAATTTATAGTGTTGCCCTCTAACACTACATTATTTATTTTATCTACTTACCCTGTCCTCGATATTTCTTAAATGATCTTTTTTTGCTCTTTGGCATACTAGACATCTTAACCATACTCATCTTGCCACTTGAGCTGGATTTTTTTCGAACTGGTTCATGAATATGAATGTTTACTGTTTTTGCCATAACACACCTCCCAATCTGTTATGTGTGTATTTATTAAAATAAAGTCACAAAAAAAGAGCCCATAGGGCTCTCTTTAAGCGGACGGCATAACGCCTGTCCCCGTGCCAGTGGCAACTATTAGAACTTAACTGTAACGCCTACAGTTGCATTTCTATCACTTGGATTTTTAAAGTCCACATCGCGATCTTCTACAACAGATAGTTTTACACTCAGTGCTTCTGTTACTGCATATGATGCACCAACTTCAACATATGAGCTGTCACGGTTAAAATCTACAATATCATTTGTTGTTGACTGCCAAGCATAACCAACTTCTGCATATGGTGTTACTTTACCAAATGCTTGTGATACACCAACATACGGAGATGCCGCTAGTGTTCGTGTATCGCTATTGTAGCTATCACCAAACGTAAATGTTGCATCTGCTCCTGCGTATACAGGACCAGCAACTTCTAATTCTTTACCTGCCTTAAGGGCATAGTTATCTACTGAACCGTCACGCTTCCATGTAAGACTTACATCAGCAGGACCTGCAGTTGTTTCAAATGCAAATTCTTGTGCTCCAGTTTCTGGTGCTTTAACAGAAATTGAATAGTTATCCGTAACAGCAGTCAATTTAATTGCTGTGTTATCATAGTCATCCGCTACTGCGGCTGTACTAAACATTGCTACCATAGCAATGGTCATTAGTGTGCTTCTCATTTAATATTTTTCCTTTAGATGTTATGCGCCTTATAGCTCTAAGACTGCATGTCTTAGGTAATAAGTGCAACAGATATATTTATTAATATTAAAAAATATAGAGGCTAAAAGTGATTTGTAATTTTTATGTTTGGCAATCACTACCTGGATAAACATATTCTTCGCCAGAAAAGATTTTCTTTATCCACTTTCCTTTTGAAATACACATATGTTTTACTAATCCGTTGGAACGAATGTATTGTCGTCCACCGTCGATCATTGCACCGTTTGCATATTTTCTATAATCATGATGGCTTTGACTATATTGATATTGCTCACCATCCCAAATCAATCCAAATTCAAATGTTTCTACAATATCAGCATTACAAATCATCATATGGTTTCTAATTCGATCATAATACAAACCAAAGTAGTGATTGCCAAACTCAGGATGAGGTGTTGCACGATAGTACACATCTACAGGAACATCGCTTGCTCGCAAGTCTGTGGTACAAACGTACTTTACGTCTACACCATCTTTCTCTGTATAGTGTGCTTCTACTTTTTCTGTGTCAAACAGCGGCTCGTGATTAATTTTCATTGTCTTTCCCATACGTTATCATAAGTATATCTAATGTTATCCACCAAATATAGTTCTTGCTATTGCAAGTGCTGTTGCTGTTGCAGGTATTACACTACCTAACATAACTGCTTTGTCGTTCCAATAAACACCTACTACAGTCCAAGCTGTTGCGCCTAGCAAGTAACAAACCTGTCCATACAGCGTAAAGCCTGCACTCTGCATAAAGATCCCGCCGACTGCAAATAGAACTCCGACCCACTTTAGATAACTATCAGGTCCACCAGTTGGAGTCGACGGAGCGACTGTTTCAAACTGATGTTGCATGTCTGCAAGTTCTTCTTGAAGCCGCTTCTTCTCCTTAGACAACTCCATGGCAAGCGTTGCCGCTTTGCTCATAGTGCGATGCTCTATGTATTCTTCTTTGGTTGGTTCTTCAGACATTATGTAACCTCTTGTAAAAAGTAAATATCAATAGCACCATAAATTAATGATCCTATAATCATAAGAAATACTACTAAAGCAAAAGTCATAGTTGTAGTGATTGTATAGCCTATAATTTTAAAAAATAAATCAATCATTAAACACTTTCTTGTGCAATCGCTAAAACGATACCGCTTAACCAAATAATAATCATTAGTTCAATCATAATTAATCCCACAAATTTTCGTAATACTTGCCAAACAGTCTGAATCCGTTCGAAATGCGATCTTGGTATGCTTTTCTGCCATCCCAGTCAGTTACCGCAGTGTGATTAGGACCCTTTACCATTTCACTGTTGCCATCTTCCAGTTTCTTCCACTGTAGATCATACTCACCTGTTTCAAACTGATCTTCCCAGCGTCCGTCATCTACTTTAGTTTCAAACGCAAAGATCATTTCGTCTAGAACCCAGTCCCAACGTTCAAAATATTTGTCGTCTACTTCGCCGTTGTTCTTTTGCTTCTTGGTAAGTTTCTTGCCGTGTAGTTCTTTAGGCACATCCTTTAGATCAACATAGGGAGCGCCGTGCTTTCTTTCTTTTAATTGCTTGAGCATAGGCAACACAATGTAAGCAAGAGTATGATCCATGCTCCAAGTATCCCAACGATCAATATGTATCTTTATCTTTTGCACTCTCCTGTCAAGGAATAGATTGATAGTGAAGTTATAAATTGATTGTATAATATCCTCTGCTTGTTCACGCCACGCTTCTGCAAAAGGTTGTGCTTTGACTCTTAAACCTTTTTGTTTGTATTCAGGCCAATCCACATATCCATACTTTTTATTCATATAGTTTGTATGTAAATTACAGATTGCTCTGTTTGGATACTTACCTATCTTGACTTTCATCTTTTTGTTTCCTATTGATAAAAACTTTTAGTGTTCTTTCATCATCTTGTAAACCGCACACAACTTCTTGATCATTGTCGAGATACTTGATGTATGCACGACCTGTCTCGTCTATTACTTCAACGCGAGTTACTTTATCAGTCTTCATAATAATCTACTACCATTACGTTTTCAGGTTTATCTGGAAGTTGGAATGTTTTTGCAAACTCCATTGCTTCTTGTGCATCTTCAAACAGTTCAGGTTGTAAGTCCCAACAGTGCTCTGTTTGTTTCGTAACATAAATCCAATCGTCCTTGCCGTCAAGACATACCATTACTGCATACATTAGTAATCTACCTCTTCAAAACTATCTGCAATATATGCCATATTATATTTGGAAGGATAGTGTTTCAACAGTCTGCCTGCTTCTTCTCTTACTGCTTGCGGCACCCGTGGATACTTCTTAGGATCTCGCAAGTCCATTAGGAATCGTTCTACATTTAGAACTGCATTTGTTCTTTCAATTGGTAATGTCATTATGCTAAGTCCGTTATAAGTTTATAGTTGTCCCACGCTTTCTGCTGTGCAGGATTCATTTCGTCCTGCGGTACTACACACTCGAGCCAGTAGTAAGCCATCCTCTGAGGATGAGCACCAAATCTACGAGGCTGGTGGATCTTGCCATTGTCATACAATGCAGTTACCAGCTTACGCATATCTTGTTCGCGGTCTTCTAGTCCTGCCCATTCTGGATAACTCATGCCACCGTAGAGGTAGCCTTCCCAAATACCACGCCAATGTGCCTCTACATGAGGATCAAAATCTGTACGGGCAATAATAACCAGCACATCATCTTGATCTACTTTCTTTTCAAAAATGTCCCTCACACAACGTGACAGGCTCAATCCGATTTTCATAATACTCCGGTTCCATATCTAATGATAAATGATAGTCAAACACTGACCATCCACGCAATGCATATAGTGTAACATCTTTTGGCGTACAGAGCAACAGTTTTTCTTCCATTTTCTTGCCTTGTTCCCATTTTTCTATGCTGTATAGTCTATGCTCAATCATCTTTCATAATCAACCATATTAGTAACACGCATATAATTAATCCCGATACAAATTCCATTACTTGATCCTTAGTTCTTCAATGTTGATTGGAGTATAATCAATGTGTTCGACACAAACACATCTATGATGTTCGGTTGGACTAGGATTCTGATGAATGTGTCCGTGTATGTTTAACAACATAGGAGCAGTTTCATCCGTAGGCGAACCTCTGCGTAATCCGCTTTCATGAATTGGAACGTGGGATAGAAGTAAACCAAATTCGGTAAACATTCTCCACATTACAACTTTAGTAACAAGTTCGTGTTTGACAAAGAACTTAGCATCATCGTGGTTACCTAGAATCAGTCTTTTACTACCGTTCAGTCCCTTCCACATCTTTAAGAAGTCTTCTCTAGGACCCATAAACACATCGCCTAAGTGATATACTATATCTCCTGGCTTGACTGTGTTGTTCCAGTTTTCGACCATTGTTTCGTTCATTTCTTCAACACTAGAAAACCTATTGCCTCTAACCAGTTCTCCTGTATTAGAGTCTGTAAACTTTAAAATGTTTTCGTGCTGAAAATGTGTATCGCTGATTAACCAAATATCTTTAGACACTACTTTGTCCTCGTAAGTAATGGCACTTCTGTTGCCAGGCAGTACCCGCCCCTACGTGCTTATTACTAAGCCGCTAGTGCCATTTCTGGCGATGTATTTGCGTTTGCATTTACAAAGTTTGTTCGCGGTACGGCGCTTACATCCCGGTAACTCCACGTTCTCTATTACGCCTGTCGATCCTGATCATCCCCATCATAAGCACTCTGTTTAGTTCTTTACGATCCGCCCTCGTCAGGTTGGGATAGAGTGCTTATGGTGGAGATGCCGGGAATCGCACCCGGGTCCAGTTCGTCGTTGATTAGCTTCAACGTTACAAGTATATTTATAACACCTTTATACGGTGATGTCAACCTTTATTGAGTCTTCTTCTTAATAAAAAGTTAACTTTATCTATGTGGTGTTGTCTAAGTAATTTCTTAATGCGCCAGTAAGTGAAATTATCCATAACACTCCTCCTAGTTAAAGGGTTAAAGTGCGTTCCTTCGCTTATGCTACTCCCGGGCGTGTTGCCTGAACGTATAGCTATTTATAAGAACATATCAAGTTCTTTTTCTGCTTTTGACTGTTCTTTTTCTTCTTCTGGACGAATTGGTTCTAACCAAGTATCAGCAATATATGCACGAGGACTAGGACCAAATCCACTAGACAGATCATCTGCTTCGATCCACCAATAATGATCGTGAACGGGTGCCTGGCAAGGCATTCCCCTAAACTCCCACTCTTCTTTTGCATTGTACTTGCCAATGTAATCAACTACTTTTACAATACGTCCAATATTTTCTGGACGCACTGAATAGATAATACGAGCAATGTCTCCCGGTTTACATTTCATTAGTGTCTACCTCTGGTACAGGAATAGCTTTTTGATTTTTCAATGCAAACAATGTAGATTGATGACCGTCGTTAACATCTACATAGATATCGCAACGACAATACATATCATCAGGTAATGATACACTGTTTGAATGAATGTATACTAAATTAAATCCTTCTTGATTGCACTGTTTAAAAAGCTCGTCACCAAGTTGTCTTTGCACCCAGATATGTTCTACCTTTGTACCAACATGTGTCCATTTAAACTCACATTGATCTAGGTAATATCTCATACAGAATCACTAATTAGTTGAATATTTGTTGCAACTTCTTTGCCGTTATGGTCAGCAATATCGTACGAAATTATCATACCTTCTACAACTTTTTTAATTCCGTTTTTACGGAACTCTGAAATGTGAACAAACAAATCAGCCTGATCATTATCTCTGCTGATAAATCCATATCCTTTAACATGATTATAAAAATTAACCTTACCCTGATTTGTCATAATTGTATCGCCCTGTTCAAAATAGTAAGGCGCATCTAGTGCGCCTTACTTAACTGCAATTATTTATTACAATGCGTTCTTTTTTTCTTGGATTTCAGCTCTGCGAGCTTTGGCCAATTTGCCCATCTCACCGAGAGCTTTTCTTGCTCTAGCGGCCGCGGCTTTTACTGATTTGTCTTCAAAAGACTCTGCTTCTTTTAAATAGTTTTCGTATTGTTCTACGATTTGCTCATGGATTGTTGACATATAATCTCCTTATATCTGTTTTATGCCGGTTGTTGATTCAATGTATTGTTTAGCCATCTCTGAGTCTGTCTTAGCAATAAAAACGATTGTTGCTAGATTAACTTCAAGTGGTGTTTCCGGGCTAACAGTAAATGTAAATGGTACCATTCCGATTCCATTTTGACTTGCTGTTAAAGCCATTGGCTTTTTAACTTTCATTGAATCTTTTTCTTTTTTCTCAAGGCGGGCAATAACTTCTTCGCCTGCCACTGTTTTAAAGGTGATAGTATCACCGTCTTTGTAAGGTATATCAATTAACATAGTTGTTCCTATAATGAATGTCCTGTTCCAGTATAACCTGTGCTTTCAATGTAATCAACCATTTGGTCAAATCCACCGACTTTATTCCCGCCAATAATAATTTGTGGAAATGTTCGAGCTCCTGGAAACGTTTCAAAAACTTGTTCTCTATCAAAATCTTTTCCCAGTTCTTTATAGGTATATGTATACTTACGGGTTTCACAAAGTTGCTTTGCACTCACACAACTTGGACATCCGGGTTTACCCCAAATCTCTATCATAAACTAAATCCTTTCAGAACGTCATCGTCAACGTCTTGTTTAATGCCACCAATGATATAGCTTTCAACTTCTGTCTCTTGCGGTGCAACTTGCAAGCCTGAGCTAGATAGCCAATGCTGTGTCCACGGTAGCGGGTTGTTATTTACTGGACGATCGTAAATGGTTTTGTATCCTAGTGCCTTCAAACGCTTATTGGCAATAAACTCTACATAGTGATGTAGAAGTTCCTCGTTTAGTCCAATAATAGCACCGTCCTTGAACAAATAGTTAGCCCAAGCCTTTTCTTCATTGACGCAGGTGCGCCACATTTCATAAATTTCATCTTCACATTCTTTAGCAATTGAAACCATTTCAGGATCATCGTTACCTTTAATCCAATGCTTTAAAACTTGCGTTGAAAGATTAAGATGAGTTGCTTCGTCTCTAGCAATAAGTGAAATAATCTTTGCGGATCCTTCCATTACTTTTGATTCAGCAAATGCAAACGTACAAGCAAAACTTACGTAAAAACGCAAGCCTTCAAGAATATTTACATTCATCATCGCTAAGAACATTTTCTTCTTAACATCTCGCAGACTACCTTCTCCTCTATGGAACCAAGCATCTGCCGCTTCTGTAAATGCATCATAGTTTTTAGTAACTGCTGTTGCACGTTTTAGAATTTCTTTATCGTCTAGGATAGTATCAAATACTTCACTTGGATCCGCATACACATTTTTCATAATGTGTGTATAAGAACGTGAGTGAATAGTTTCAAAGAAGTCCCAAGTAACAATACACCCTTCTAGTTCTGGTAGCGATACATATGGCAAGAATGCCAAACTTGGACCGCGGCCTTGGACACTGTCGAGTAGTGTTTGATATTTCAAATTACTTGTGAAAATATGCTTTTGTTCTGGTCGGAAGTTTTGATAGTCGGCACGATCCTTTTGCAAACTTACTTCTTCTGCACGCCAAAAATATCCAAGCATAGTTTGATTTAATTTATCAAACTCTGGAAACCTAAATGTATCATAACGTTGCGTATTTTGATCTGCTCCGAAAAACATATGCTGTTTTGTAAAATCAACCTTATCTTGGTTGAATACTGTCTTAGCCATTTCTTTTACTTCCTTATATAACTCTATATAATATTACTATACTATCTTTAATCTCATAAGTCAACCACTAAATTGCACATGCATCGCAGGCTTCTTCTTCGCCTGTTAATACTGTGCTGGAGGATAATTCTACCTGCGGTTTTTCTTCAAACTCTGTATCACCATCAGACTTATAATCATAAGTGTTTTGGTAATAACTAGTTTTCCATCCATACTTATATGTATTAAGCAAATCTTTAAGCATAATACTCATAGGCACTTCGTTATCTGGGTAGTGTGTTGGGTTATATGACCAGTTGCCACTAATAGCTTGATCAAAGAACTTTTGCATTACTGCGACAACGTTGATGTAACCTTCGTTGCTAGGCATGTCCCACAGCAAGGTGTAGTACTGCTTAAGACTTTGATATTGTGGAACAATCTGCTTAAGAGGCCCTTTTTTGCTTTTCTTAACGGACAAGTATCCTCTAGGTGGCTCGATACCGTTTGTTGCATTTGACACAACGCTTGAGCTCTCCGATGGCATCTGTGCGGACAATGTCGAGTGTCTAAGTCCGTACTCTTTGATGTCATCTCGTAAAGTATCCCAATCATAATGCAACCTTTCTCCATGAAGCTCGTCTACTTCCTTCTTGTATGTATCAATAGGAAGAATGCCGTCGCTGTATTTAGTACGGTCAAAGTACTCACATGCGCCACGCTCTTGAGCAATTTTATTGCTTGCTTTTAGCAAATAATATTGGAATGCTTCTGTTAATCTATGTACTAGGTTAACAGCTTCTTTGTCTCCATATTGTACTTGATTCTTTGCAAGATAATGTGCCAAGCCAATATAGCCGATACCTAAACTACGACGAGCCTTTGTACTAATCTCGGCCGCCTTAATTGGGTAACGTTGATAATCAATAATCTCTTCTAATGCTCTTACTGCTAGTTCGCATAGTTCTTCTAGATCATCTAAGTCTTTAATTACACCTACGTTAATAGCACTTAGGATACAAAGAGCAATCTCTCCGTCAGGATCATCAATATGCTGAAGTGGCTTAGTAGGTAACGTAATCTCTTGGCACAAGTTGCTCATATAAACTGTATCTTTGAAACTACTATGTGTATTTGCATGATCAACGTTCATGATGTAGATACGTCCGGTTTCAGCACGTTCTTTGATTAGTGCAGAGAACAAATCCATTGCTTTAATAGTTTTCTTTTTAATACTTGTAGCACGTTCGTATTTTTCGTATAGACGTTTAAACTCATCTTGATCAGCAAAGAATGCTTCATACAAGCCAGGCACATCATGTGGCGAGAAAAGAGTAATATGTCCTTGAGTCAATAACCTTTCGTACATCAATTTGTTTAATTGAATTGAATAGTCTAGCTTGCGTACACGATTGTCTTCTGTACCTTTGTTGTTCTTTAGCACAAGGATGTCTTCAATCTCTTGATGCCAGAACGGAAAGTGTGTAGTAGCTGATCCGCCACGTACACCATTTTGTGTACAACAACGAACAGTTGCTTCGAATTTCTTAAGGAACGGAATTACACCTGTGTGTGCTACTTCTCCTCCTCTAATCTTAGCATTTACTCCACGGATTCGTCCTGCGTTGATTCCGATACCCGCCCTTTGCGCTGTATAGCGTCCAACAGACATATCGCTGGCAAAGATGCTATCAAGAGTGTCGTCACTGTCAACAAGGACACAACTTGCAAACTGGCGCACAGGGGTTCTGACCCCTGCCATAACGGGCGTTGGGATATTGACTTTAAAAAGTGAGGTCGCATCGTAGTATCTCCTTACGTAATGCATTCTATCTTCTTTAGGATAGTTGGCAAATAGTGTTGCCGCAATTAACATATACATATGCTGAGGTGTTTCAAACAATTCTCCTGTTGATCTATCCTGAACAAGATATTTGTCAACTACTTGACGTAGTCCAGCATAGGTAAAGTTTTCATCGCGCTTATGTTTAATATAACTATCTAATGATTCAAATTCTTCTTCTGTATACTGCTCAAGGATTGCAGAGTCATAAACTTTTCTTTCAACATTTTTCTTGATCATTTCAAGTAACGTTGCTTTTTCAAATCCACCATACACTTCTTTGTATACTCCGTATAGCAACAAACGTGATGCGGCAAATTGGTAATTAGGTGATTCTAAACTAATAAGATCGTTAGCCGAACGTACTAGTAAGTCTTGGATTTGGGTTGTTGTCATATCGTCGGAAAACTGAATGCCTGCATTCATTTGTATCTGACTACTACTAACACCAGCTAAACCTTCACATGCAAAATTAACTACTTTATGGATTTTCTGGATATCTAGGCGTACCCTCTCGCCATTGCGTTTTACAATATTAAGATCTGCTTTCATTTTTACGTTTTCCTCTATGTTAAAAAATATTTAGTTTAATGGTGGCATCACATAAATCTTTTGTGACACGACTGTTTTTGGGAGTTGGTTTACGTCTACGACTTCGTTGTTGTATCCTAAGACAATACTCCCGTCCAAGTATACAAGGAACATACTTTCATTGTTTTTTATGTTCGTACTGATATGTATCTCTACTTTTGACTGGCTAAACCTGTCAGTTAACTGTAACGTATACGCACATAATTGTGCAATTTCATACTCAGTAAATGATGGTTTCTCTAACAAGTGCCAAGGTTGTATTTGTGACTTAGGATCAAAGGGAGAGGAACTTCGGCTGGAAACTGGAAGGGTGTTAATGAAACTCATTAACTTATGTAAAGGACGTGGATGGACTTCTAAAGTATTCCTTAGATCCCGCCAGACTTTTACTTTGTCTTCAAAATTTAATTCTAACATTAACCTCGAACTTTGATTTTGTAGTTAAATACACCTTGATCATTTACAGTTAAGTTTAACATAGAAACTACGATTGTGTCAACCCCTAAATTACCATCTGTGTTAAGTAATTGAGCAATGAACTTTACACTATCTTCATAGTTGCTATCACCTTGATAAGCAAACTCGTCGATAAAGTCTAATTGACCTGTTGTAGTATCTAAGATGAACTGCATTGTTCCGCTTCTAACTGCGTTTACTATATTACTTTTATAGGTGTATTCAACTTCATAAGTCCTAGTATAATCTCCTGGAAGTCTAAAGAAGTATGTGTAAGAACTTGATTCGTTAAGTTCTAATGTATGAAACCCGCCCAATGTTGCGTTAACACTACCTTTAATTTCAGATAGATATGGGTAAGTTGTGATGTATGTTTGATTATAACCTAGCTCCGAAGTGCGTTTGAAATAATCTTCTACACTCGAATTGCCTGGTGAGGTGAAGTCAATTACACTATATTGTGCATTACCTTCGTTGCCTCCTACATTGCCAATGCCTTCAAAATTGTTATGTGAACTTACATTGTTCGAACCGTTTCTTACGATAAAGGCTTCGGCATCAATGTTACTAAAGTCACATTGTGAAATTTTATTTTTACTTGGGCCAGTTGTTTGTCCTGGGCTACCTACAAGTGAGTTTTTGCCAAAGACAATTCCGTTACCTAAATTTTCAAAGTAACAACAATGCCAATGGTTATTGTAAATATCATCATCGCTTGAAATACCAACGCTTAATCCATTAAACATAATGTGATCAAACTTGTTCTTTTGTGACCCAACTACTTCACTTAGCGAACCTAACTTTATTCCTGCATTAGCATCAGTAATTGCAGTACCAGTTGTCCAATTACCTTTTAACTCTAGCTCTGCAAAATTGCTCATTTTACAACTCTGTAAAACTATAACAGGTTGTGTAGCTGACGTTGTTGTTATAGTCATTCCTGACATTGTAATATTTGTTGCTTGATTGTTTAATGTACTAGAACTATCATCTGCATAGTTTCCTGGAGTACTTGAACCGTTTACTGTTTGAAATGCTGGTCCATTACCCGTCATATTAAATATAGTCTTGCCTTTACCGGCACCAATTAATGTAGCATAACCTGGAACATAGATAGTGTTACTAAGTTTATATGTTCCTGCTGGAATTACTAACTGTACTCTACTCTGTGCAGTTCCTTTAGTTGACGGATTAATAAAAAGTTGATCAATTGCTCGTTGTATAATTACTGTTTGATCTGTATTGTCGCCTTCTGCACCAAACGAACGAATATTTACAGTTTCGTCAAGTTTTTGTTGTAGTGTTCTTCTGATAGGACTATTAGCACTAGCACCTGTTTGTACAGTGTTACCATTTAGATATGTATAAGTGTTTGCAAGTGTAAAAAGATCATCGTGTTCAGTAATAACTTTTGTATTGCCGACAGCAGGTGCACCTTCTGCAACACTACCGTTTCCAATATACAATTCTCTTGAATCTACAGCCCAGCCAAATTCGCCTCCAGCAAGTTGAGGAATACCAGAACCTTGATTCTTTTGTCCTCGTCTTATTTGAATTCTACTGATTTGTACTACGGCCATGCTGTAATCTCCTAAATTATTATTAGTATTTATGCTTCCTGTTCGTAATATTGATACACTCTGTTGTACCATTCAGTGCGCCATTCATCGTACTCGTGTGGCCAAAGATCAAACTGTTGATAAGTTTCGCCGCCAAGGATCATACCGTCATCGCCGCGACTGCACATGAACACATGTCCTTCTCGTATATTTGTACCGTAGATTTCATTGTGTGCTTCAGCATACGCAACCATTTGCAAGTAATAGTCAACTACCCACTCTTGCTTCTTAGGTCTGTTAGTTTGCTTAAAATCCATAATTGCAGGATTGCCTTTGTACTGTCCAACTAAGTCAGTAGTACCTGCATACATCTGTGGCATGTAAAGATTAATTTCACTTCCCCAAATCTCGTCCACATGAACCATTGCTTCATCACGAATAACCTCTGCCATCCTATGTGCTTTTTTAGCAAATGGGTTGCCACCAGGAGTAGGCCATTCGCCAAACTCGATGTAGTCTTCTAAATATTTGTGCATACGTGTACCTACACCTGCGGCTTCGGTAACAATCTCTTGTGCTTTTGCTTCACCAACACGTTTCTTCCATGCGATTAAATGACTCTTGTCTTTTGTTTTATCGAGAATAGTAGTAACACTTGCAACAGCATTTCCATCTGGGCAGGCATACAAACGCTTACCATTTACTTGCTGACGTTTGATTTCTTGATAGTCGTACTTCTCTATAATTAAACTCATTAATTCTCCGTTTTAATATTATTGGATGTCAAAGTCCCAGACTAGACATCTTCTATTTTCTTCAGTTGGATAGGCTCCGTGCCATACTCGATCATCCATTATTACTACGCGGCCTGGTTCCGGATGAAATTTATGTTCGTAGGTATACCCATTAGGACTTTGTAATATAGTATACATACAACCATTAAACATATTATGCTTAGTAGGTTTAATATGATCAAACAGCATTACACTTGATGCAAATCGTTTATTTGATTGCGACACTCTATCAGTTGAGTGAAAGTGTCCGGCTTGCCAGCCGCCGGGGAAATAATTTATTGTCCATGCTTTGTGTTTTTGATCAACTTCTCGTTCGTTAATTTCAGTTATAGGTAACTCAACAGTCTTAAAAATATCAAGTAACCATTCTTTGTAACGTTCTCGATGTTTTGTCCACTGGTTATATTCTAAAGGTTGTTGCATGCCATTTACTGTACACGAACCTTTCGATATATCAGCTGATGTAAAATTAAATAATTCTTCTAAGTCAGTGTAATCGGGATAGATTGCACTTACTACCCAATGTTGGTTAGGAACTACATATAAATCTATGCCATTAACTGTCTTCAGTAGGCTCATCTTTAACCTCTTGAATTGGTATAGTATTGGGATTGATGTCCCAATGCGCATAACCAAAGTCATCACTGTAGTATGGGTTTACATCACTGTATCCGTCTTGTGCTTCAACTGTAAGTACTTCAGTGACGTAATGTTTAATCATGTTTTCAACTCCCATCTTGAGAGTCATAGTACTGCCTGCACATCCTGAACAAGCACCTTGTAACTCTAACAATAAGTGTCCATTATTGTAAGACAAGAATTCAATGTTGCCTCCGTGAGAGGCAACAGATGGTTTTACGTTTTCTTCAATTAGCTCTTTGATCTGTTCGATGATTTCTTCATCAGTGCGTGTATTGCTCATGCAGTCTCCTATTCTTAATCAATAGTATATACTATTTAGAATAGAATGTCAAGTGTTTATTTGAGTGCGTTTTTGGTTGCTCTATCAGCCATTTGATCAACTTCAGGATCTTCTGGTTTGTCCGCTGGCATTTCACCGCCTGCTAACACAACACCTCGGTCATCAAACTTGTCAACTAAGTCTCTTATTCTTGTGTCTTTGTTGTATGCTGATACAAAAGATTTTTCATCAAACTGTTCTACACCAATATTACTCAACATAGTGTTTAATGCTGGCCAGTCAATTCTTGATGCGCCTTGTTGTAGTTGTAGAAGTAATACTTGAACTAAACTATCTAGATTCGGAGTGTCAGCTTCCGTTAGGCCTTTTTTTTTCCGCTTAAGATTTTACCTAATTTTCTTGAAAGTTCAATGCTTTCGCGCTTTTGCCTATCGGCTGGTTCGTCTCCGCCTACGGATGCATCTGCCGCCGCAAATTCATCGTCGCCTTCTTCGTCTGGGGCATCTGTTTCTGCATCCAGGTCATCGATCGGTTCCATATCCATGTCGCCGTCGTCATCAGCTGGTACTTCGTCGCCCATTGTTTGAGGTGCACCTTCGCCTGTCAAAATGGCTACGCCACTTGTTAGTGAATCACGTGTGCTTTCCAATGATGAAAATAGTGAATCAAGTGCCGGCTTAACCATTGCGATAAATTCTTCTGATCGCTCAACACCTAACTCATCTCTAATTTTGTCGCCTAATTCTAACATCGATTCTGTTTGCATTTCTGCTGTGTCTTCCATCCAACCTGTAACTCTGTCAACCATGTCTTTGGATGCCATAACTAGAGTTGCTTCTTCTTCAGCGCCTTCACGTACGATAGATTCTTTCTTTGCATCCTTGGCTGCATCACCAATTGGCTCATCTGTGTTTCCATCGCCATCTAAGTCTGGAGTGTCAGGACGTCTGCCGTGATCTTTTGGACCACCTTTTTTCTTGTCTTGTTTGCCTTTTTTCTTGTCTTGATATGCTTTAAGACCTGCTGGAATTTTACCTTCTTCAACTGTGCGTTCAGCAATAGCGGCATTGATAACATCGAGGAACATCTTTGTTTTTTGATAACTGTCGCTTTGTGTAACTGCTTCGTAGCTTTCATTTGTCTCAACTTGTGAAAGTTGAGTTCTTAATTTATTACGAGCATCTTCAAGTTGCTCTGTAGTAAACTTGGATACGTCGATCTTTGTTCCGAATCTTTTAGCAAGACTTTCATTAAGTGTTGCAGAGGTAATCGGTTTTGAAAATTCTTTAATAAGCATAGTTAATGTTCCTTTATCAATACTGTATTTATTTATCAAAGATAAACGTTTCTATACTAGATAAACTGGCCCATGCTTTGTCCATTGCTATATCAAATAGTATTTCTGCGTTTTCTTTTTTATTCCAATCAGTAGAAACTTCATAAGATCTTTTAGAAAACACTGCATCCATGTAGTATTTTGCTACTCTATCATCTAATCTTTTAATTTCTTGGACGGAATTTTGATTGTCTTCTACTATATTTTTAGCAATAGCTAAAGCGGCTGTTTTGCAAAATGTAGTTAGAATATGTGAATTAGTCTTAGTATTAAACAATCTATATCCGTTTTTATGCTTACGGATAGCAATATGTTTCAGTCGGATACTGTTTCCTTTTTGATAAGGGAGCGCAACAGCTTCTAATCCTGCTGATACTATTTGTTCTAATTCTTTTGCTAGTGTTGGGTTATCTGAGCTCATTTGACACGACCAGTACAGTTCCATTTTGTATTACTTTACTTACTAAAGACTTCCGGATCAATCCTTCAATAATGAATCGATCTCTTTCTGAATAACTGCTAATTGGTCGTATTGAACCCATCTTACATAACACTTGCTTTTCTTCATTTGTAGTGTGTATAGAAAAGTGTTGAATGAGTTCGTTTATTTTCATTTATGCTTGCCCTGTTAGTTGTGACACAACATTTTTAATTTCTTGACTTGCTTTGTTAAGAACTGTTTTAGGTCCTTTAGGATTTTTTGGATCAGCAACTGTAATTTCGTCACCTTGGACATTATCTACTTTTAACAGTTGACCTGCAATAGGAATTTGTGTTCCAATTTTTAATAGTTTATCAGCGGCGATATCACTTGCTTTATCCATTGCTTTTGCCGCCGCATCTTGTGCTACAGTTTTTGCCGCACCTACAGCTTTTTGGCCCATTTTTTGGCCAACTCTGCCTGCTGCCTGTCCTGCTTTTTGTGCTCCACCTCCAACGGCTCTGCCAGCACCTGCAACTCCTCTTGCTGCCATGCCGCCAACAGCTCTAGCGGCAATACCTACTGCTGGAAGTATTTCATCAAGTTGTTGCTCTGATAAATGAGGGTACATCTGTTTTAATTTTTGTTTTTCATCAATTTTAATTTCGTGTATTCTCATTTCATTCTCCGGGTTTTATTACGTTTAGTAGGCTTTAATCTAGATTTATTTAATTTTGCAACTCTCTTTGATGCCGCACTCGTTTTTCTTGTTATACCAGATCTAACTTTCATTAATGCACTTTTACGTGATTTAGCTTTTTTAGCTCCTACACTTTTTCCAACTTTAACGGCTGTATTACATGTTTGAGGCTTTGCAACAATACGACCTTTTTTCTGGCCACTGGTACAACGATACTTGCGAACCATCTTGTTCCCACGCTTACCAAATATTGCAACTGCTCCTTCAACTAATACATCTTGAATGTTCATCTACTTCTCTTATTTAATCTTTGTAATGCAATCGATGCTGGATTAATACGTTTAGTTCTGCGAGCTTTACGTGCCATTCTATTGCCTAATCTTGCTCTAGTACGTTTCATTTGCATCTTAGCTTTAACATTAGGAGATGCGAAACACTGAGCAGGAGAAGCAACAATTCTGCCCTTACGTTTGCCTAATGTGCAACGATACTTACGTACTAATTTTTTTCCTCTGCGACCCCAAATTTGTTTTTCTTCAAGGTCAGAAGTGATCTCTGTTATTTGCATAACAGTATTTAGTTAGGAATGTTATGAAAAGTTAATAAGAAGAACTACGATGGTGCTGAGCAAACCTGCTACAATAGTTCCTGTGGCTCCAATGACAACTTTAATTAAAGATTTGTTGCCGTTCTGGATATCCTGATGGATGTGGTCCATCTTAATTTCAACTTTTTCGAGTCTTGTTTCTAGGTTGATGTATCTCTGCTCGCACAGATCAACATGGGCTTCTAACGACTCTCGTTCTAATTTTGTGGCTCTTGCCATAATCTTTATATTCTCCGTACTGATTAATTTTAATATTGTACCTATGCTTTGATTATGTAATGTTTGCCTCTGTAGATGTATTAACTATTACTATGTTTTTAATTTTGCCTTGTGTTCTAAACACATTATTATTTATATCAATTGTCTCATTTAAACCAGAGATAACAGGCACTAAATTAAAATTTTCTAGTAATGCTTTAGGGTCTGGAAAGGTATGTGCTTCGTCAACTTGAAGATCTAAATACCAAACGTTATGCTTTCCTTTATACTCTGATCCAAAGCCAAGTTGTTTAAGTTGCGCTTCAGACATTATTTCTTGTTGAGGTGATTCAAAGTAAAAGTTTGTTCCTAGCATTAAAGTTTGCACGAACGTCATAAAGTTTGCTTGCTGATTAACAGACAGCTTATCGTTGCTGTTGTTTCTATGGCGCTTAGTTTCAGTTATGTCAATCAGTGTGTATACTCTCATGCATCTATTTATGGCCATAAAAAAAGGCCCACTTAAAAAGTGAGCCTTTAGTGTGACTATAACGTCACGTTCCTAAGGTAGTTAGGATTAGTCTGCGAATGTTGCAACAATAGCCATTGTTACACCTGTAACGCCGCGGTAGTCAGCACCAGCTGTTAATGCGCCTGTGCCTTGTACTGCAACGTGTGCAACGTCTGCTGATGTAAATGCAACACCTGAGATAGTTACTGCATCGTCAGTACCTGATACACCGCCTTGTGCTAGTGCTTCAATTGCTGAGTTTAGATCTGCAATCGCTGTAGTTGTGATTGCTGTTTTCGCTAATGAAATGATGCGAGTTTGTGGACCTAGTCCGTTTCCTGCTACGACGTTAATGCCGTTTACTTTAGTTGCTCCTGCCATTTTAATCTCCTTTGTTCTCTTAAATGACCATCTTCGTTACTCTACGAAGTTGTTATTATTATTTAGTCTCTAGAGGAAAAATAGCTTAATTACGGCCTTTTTTGGCTCGATTTTCTAGTTGACGCAACATTTGCACGTATCCTGGACCGCCTTTTATAATATTATCAAGCAATTCAATAGCAGGTAAGTATGCTTGTACCATACTAGAAGGTATACTTCTACCATCTTTAGCAAGCTCTAAAAACTTCTTAGTCATCATTAAATTTTTATTACCGACAACATAACGATAGTTAACAAGGTCAACGCCTGTGGTTGCTAAATCAGGTATACTTATAGTTGGTTCATTATCTTTTACACGATATACTTCTAAATCACGTTCAGCTGACAACTTTTCAAGATGTTCAATAATATCACTTGATCTTAGTTTAGCTCTTGCGGCAAGCAACAATCTAGTAACAGTGTCTTTCTTGCCTCCAGGAGATAATGTGTCAAAGCTAAAAATATTTCTTCTGCAATATTTGTAATCTTGATTTTTAATGTGCAGTGCTGACTCTATGTTGAGTACATCTGTTTGTGTTTGTCTGTTTGATACAGTACCGCTCGCTAGTGTACTAACGTAACGATTAAATGCCATTATCGGAAAATAAGTTGTAGCTCGCATTTTAGATGCGGCACCAGGATCTTTTAATTTGTTAAGTGCTTCTTCGTCACCAACAATAAAGTAAACAAAATTATAAAGATCTGTCCCACTCATTCTAAAATGTTTATAACTATCATGACTACTAGTTTTCTTAGCATAGCCATGTGCATAGCCTGTCATTGTTGGAAAGCGTCTTAGAACTTCAAGTATAAGGATCGTAAGATAAGCACGTTCACAACAATCAGTATAAGTGAGCGTCCTAAGCGAGCCGTTGGCTCGAGTCATTCTTGCTTCGTGGAGATCTTTAATAAAATCCATTATTTTCTAATTAATCCCAAAAGTTTCATTAATCCTTCTGAGCTTTGTAGTTTTGTTTGAATTGCATCATCTGCATCAGGATCTCTTGCCATATTATACTCAATACCAAAATAAGGTGCTAGTTTCTTTAGTTCTAAATTTCTAATAAACTTTGCTTCTTGCTGTGACACATGAATCTTTTCACCGTCGTCTGTTTCAATCTCGCCACCATCTGGATAATCTGATAGTTTGCCTGCTTGTACAGAAACTAAACTATCATTGTTATAACGCTTTTTGTTCGGATCAATGTCCTTGTCTAATCCTGAACCGTGTCCTTTAAGTCCGTAGGATCCGAAGTCATCGCTATCGAAGGCTTCATTTAGGTCTTTCATTTTCATTTGGTATCTCCTATTATCTTTCTATTGCTCTGTTTGCCGCTGTAAACTCTGATCTATTTACAAATTTAATAGATCCTTCAGGATGTGAAAGTACGTAACCTTCGCCTCCTGGCTTGCCAGCTGTGGTTGCTTTTACGTCACTTTCGGCATTATCCATTTGTCTAATTACATCGTCTTTGACTTTTTGGATGCCTGAAACAACTGACCATAAACTTACAAAGCCAGCTGAATGTTCTTTAATATGTTCAATAACTTTTTGTTTCATTTTCATGCTAATGTTTTTAGTATCTAGCCATTTAATAAAATCTTTACCAAGGTTATCTAATCCTGTATCTACTTTAGTGTTGATGTAATTGTACAACATATCACCAAAGCCTTTCATCTGCTTTTGTTCAAGTGTATTTGGATCTAGCAATTTATCTATCTCAGCACTTCTACTGTTAATTAAGGTGGCTAACTTTTTTACACCTGCGTTATCAATCTTTGGTGGTTGCTGTACAGTAACACTCGGGAATACTAATACATCACCACCTTGCAATT